CACATCTGAAATCCGCTGAATGAAGATAGATTTTAAGTGATCAAACGTATCCTTATAGAATTTGGTTGAGGATAATTTTGAGAAACTATCGAATAATCTCTTAAAATCAAACATTGAATCTGATTTAAGCAAGAATATAAAATACAAATTATTTTAATCTTTTTAACGAAGATCGTATTTCTGGACACCCTCTAAAATAATCAGACACTACATTGATAGATATGACTCAAAAATGATTTACTGGAAAGAATAGTAAATCACTTTTGATTTTTACCAATGTTGTATTTCTGGACACCCTCTTAATCTATTTTAACTAAATAAATGTTCCGTCAGCCACCATTCACTGTACAATATTCACGATGTTTTTATACAATAATTACGGAGATGGATCATCTCATAGAACTTTTGCCCAAAAGTCTCCAGATTTGGAAAACGGAAAAATTACTACTATGACAATGATGAACGAAATGAATTCTGAATTCACAAAACGACTTGATTTACTCAAAATTGATCCAGATCAACCATTCGATATGTATTATAAGTATAAGTATATTGAACCAAATAATATTGATAAATTTGGTTCAATTATCACTACAATCGAAAAAGTGTTCACACAGCAGCACAACAAATTCACTCACTTTTGGAACAATTACAAGAAATTCCAACAGAAGATTTCAGTGTTACTCTGTATCGAGTAATCCAACATGAGATCGTTACTTGCAAATCTCCACTAACAGATATTGTCGATGATGCATCAATGGCATCGTCAATGATTCGACACAGCAGAAATTCACGTGAATCAATAGACAATTTGGCTATAATTACTGTAAAAAACATGATATAGATGCAATCGTAAGTACATATCAAATGTATTGTGACATAATAGATATTTACATTTTATGGTGAATTTACTTCGATAAACGATAGATAATTGCTTATAATTAGTGATCTTTGTAACAATTTCTCAATTTAGCACACAAATATTATGGATGTGTTGACTCTTCTATAATTTGTTTTAGACATTGAACAAAAAATTTCTCATCTTTATCACTATACAAATACCCACGACTACTGGTTAATGTTTCCACATTATATTGCCATATGAATTGGTTTTTTTCAATTGTTGTGAATTTTTGTTCTTTCGCGATGGTATTAAAAATAACTATTATTTTAAAATTACAAGTCCTTGCTTTTAATAATTCATATAATACTCGTAAATCATTCGTAATACTGTCAAATTTACGTCCATCCGCCAAAGCGGATCCGGGTAATCCCCATGGTTGAAATAATATCATAAATAATTTCCGGTTAGGTGAATCCAATTGCTCAATAAACCTTTCAGACCTTCTCTTGAAAGTTTGGTAAACATCGTCATCAAATATATTGTGATCTGGATGTACAAAGACATCACATCCATAACCTTCAATACCGATAGTATTATTGTGTTTAAAATACTTTGATTGATCCAAAAATGCCGAAAAATTGTTGATAATGCAATCTATGACCATTTTCGGATTGGATCGGATATAGTCAAATGGTAATGCATTCCCCCTTAACTTCATTCTTTCCAAAGAACCGGCTAATTGACAAAATGTACCCAGTGGAATGATGTTCATTAATTGTATAATTCCTATCAAGAAAATAATATTTGTCTTTATTTGATGAAATTTTGCAAGAAAGTGTTAATAAAATTAATGAGATGACCGAGCTATTTTATTAACTTATGTCACAACATTCATCGATGAATGCTCTGGTTCATTTGGGTCATATCCAATACAACCACATTTGGCTCCAGTTAGAATACATATCAATTCATAAAACTTAGATTGCGTCTTAGAAATTTTTTAAGCACAAAATCATAATCATTGACCGGGAATGTGCGGGATACACGCAGTGAAACATGAGAAACATGTTGATCGATGTCACCATACCGATTAATCTTGTCTGGCGAATGTTGTTCATGTATTGTATCCTCCCCTGGATGACGTAAAAGGAAATTGGTCTTCACTGACCATAATTGTATGTCAGTAATACTTTGATTATATTTTTCACCACCATAGATAATTTCCATAAATTTACTGAAATCATTACTCGTTTTAAAATTGCTCCATATATATCCAGGAAACACATCTTCACAAGATCCGGTCGTCTGGATCTCAGATTTCCAAATTTCATCAATTAGTGGGGCTATTTCACTATCAATTTCAATTGACGATAATAATGTTGATGTATGTCCAATTGGATGATTTAAGTATTGATGTATTGTTTTTTTCAACGTGGCAAACAAACGTAAAAACCCATAACGATTCGCATTTGACCCAAAATTTTGACATGTTTGTCTTTCAAATATGTCAAAATTTCGTTTGAGCGTTGTCTCGAATTCTTCACATGACATTTGATAAAATTTAGATAGTCGCTAAATTTTATGGTTTTCAATTTTATTTAATGACCTAAGAGACCCAACGTTTCTAATACTCTTTCATGTATTTGTTAAATTCTTTTCCTATTTACTTTGCTAATAGGTAAAGATAATGCCAACGATCACATCATTAATTTATGACAATTATTAATATCAAACAACCGATCAATTGGGGGCATCGAAATCCTCATAAGTAAAATCACTACTTTCAAATAAATCAGTGAATAATTACCAGTTCAGAAATAGACATAGATGACATAAAAATCGATTTTACATCGAAACTTTTTCTAATTTCCATATTTCGTTGGCGTATTCCATGATCGTCCGATCACTCGAGAAATATCCGCTATTCGCAATATTTTTGATACTCATCTCAATCCATTTATTTTGATCCTTGTATGTCTTATCAAGTAAATCTTGAGTTTGCACATAACTGCTGAAATCTTTCAATACAAAGTATTTGTCCCCATCAATTAACGAGTTAAATATTTCCCTGAATAATTCTTTATTATTATCTAACGTTCCATCAATCAATTGTAATAAAATTTTTCGGACAGTTGGGTCATTATAAAAAATGTTTTTGGGATCATATCCGCCATATTTTTGATAATTGATCACTTCATCGGATGACAATCCAAAGATAAATTCATTTTCCAAACCTGCTTTTTCAACTATTTCTACATTGGCTCCATCTAAAGTACCAAGTGTTATCGCTCCATTGAGCATAAATTTCATATTACCAGTACCACTTGCTTCCATTGAGGCCGTTGAAATTTGTTCACTGACATCAGATGCAGGGAATATTTTTTCCGCCAACGATACCCTATAATTTTCCAAAAATACAACTTTAATTTTCCCATTAATTGAAGTATCATTGTTAATCATGTCGGCAATACTATTGATTAGTTTAATGATCAATTTCGCGCGATGATAGGCAGGAGCAGCTTTTGCACCGAAGATAAATGTTCTTGGAACTATATCAAGGCAAGAATTTTCCTTGAGTTTATTGTATAAATGCAAAATATGAAGAGCATTCAATAGTTGTCTCTTATATTCATGTAATCTTTTGACTTGTACATCGAAAATCGAATTGGGATTGACTGTAATCCCAGTCGTGTCTTTAATATATTTTGCAAGTTTGACTTTGTTGTTATATTTGATTTTACTAATCTGTTGTTGGAAATCAATATTCCCAATATATTCTTCTAATTTCTTCAATTGGTTCAAGTTTGTAATCCATCGGTCACCAATTCGTTGTGTAATCAATGAAGATAATTCGGGATTTGATTTTAATAGCCATCTGCGTTGTGTGATACCATTCGTCTTATTATTGAATTTTTGTGGATATAATTGATAAAATTCTTTCAATTCTTGGCTTTTTAAGATATTTGTATGAAGCGTCGAGACACCATTAATAGAATGACTACCGACGATGGCTAAATTAGCCATTCTGACGTCACCATTGCCAATAATAGCTAACTTGTTGATAATTTCTTGTTTGAATCTATCATCGATTAATTTTTTGCAAAATCTACGATTAATTTCTTCGGTAATTTCGTAAATTCTAGGCAATAATCCCCTGAATAATTCAACATTCCATTTTTCCAATGCTTCTGACATAATTGTATGATTAGTATATGAACAACTATTAATTGTTATTTCCCATGCTTCATCCCAACCCAAATAATATACATCCATTAATACCCTCATGATTTCTGATACAGCAACGACAGGATGGGTGTCATTCAGTTGAAATTGAATTTTTTCTGGGAAAAAAGTGAAATTTTTATGCTTTTGGTAGAACATTTTGATCACATATTGGATGGTGGCACTAACAAAGAAATATTCCTGTGTTAGTCTCAATTTTTTCCCTTCATAATGATTATCAGGTGGGTATAAGTAATCCGTAATATTTGCATATGGTGTTATTTCACCATTGATTGGTAACGCATCCCATAATTTTAATGTATTTACACTATTATTTCCATAACCTATTATAGGCATATCATAGGGTACTGCTCTAATCTGATCACGACCGATTCTGACAATCACGCTGTTGTTTTCATCTTTAGTCAACCAAAGTTCACCAGTGTTTAGCCATTCATCTGGGGATTCGATTTGGTAACCACAATTGATGGATTGTCTAAAGAGACCATATTTGTATTTAATACACGCACCATGTCCTGGTAACTGTAGTGTGGCAATTGAATCTAAAAAACACGCAGCTAATCGACCCAGACCACCATTCCCAAGTCCAATATCGTTTTCAACATTCTCAATCACATTGAGATCAATATTAAATTCATTTAGTATTTCTTTGATAAATGGATTCAAACCCAAATTCATCATATTGTTACCCAAAATTCTACCCAATAAAAATTCCATCGATAAATAGTAAACTTGTTTAACATCGTTTTGCTCATATAGTTTTTTCGTAACTAACCATTTAGCAGTAGCAATGTCTTTCAGTGTGGCCGACACTGCCATATAGAGCTCTTTGTCATTGGCCTGGGCTATTGTTTTACCGTAATATGTTCCTATATAGGAGATAATGTTTTGTTTAATACTATCTTTACTTGTATGATGTTGCATATTATATCCATTAATATACAATATTTATTTATATATGTAAATATACTATCACAATCGGCAATTATGATGGTTAAATAAAATCACAGATTTTATTATACTAATATGGGATGCAATTGTTATAGACATCATCATCATCATCATTAATATATTTTTGGTGGATCATAATCGTTCGGGCGATACAACATAGTAGATACTGATTTGTCCATTGATAGATTAATCAAGTTTAGATAATTTACGTGTAAATATGGACCTATTTCGTAGGAATTTTTTACTTTAGAGACAGGACCTGTCTCGTATGTATAATCGGCATCAGCTTGTACCACATATTTTGCATGCATTTCACTTGACATATAAATTATGTCATTATTCCAATTGTTGATAATTTTTATTGTGTCAGTATTTGACGCAAAAGTACTCTCTACAGGAGTAGATGTGTAGACATATTTGAGTCTATTTAATCTGTTATACGATCTACTGAAAGATAATTCATGTAACTCGAGAAGAGCCACTACTAATTTGTTCATATCAGCATATTCTAGATGGTATGTAGTATCATCCTCATCAGTATTGAATGAATTAGATGATTGATTATCATACCGGACAGTAACAATTCTCAAATTTTGAAGTGACATTCTTAAAATATATTAATTTTATGTATATGAATACATAAAATCAATTTTAATTCATTGATTTCTATCAAATAATTCACAGAAAACGTGTCAACATCTACACATTATAATCAACATTTTTTTTGGAGATATCACTGTAACTCGCTCGCTGTTTTCCCAAACGTTTGTTAAAACAGAACCATTCTGCAGATGGTTGAAGTAATTTCCAACAATGATCACTACAATACAAATAGATATTACCTGTCCTAACCAGTAGTGGATAAGCCCATTCCAGATTAGCAATTAATTTGTCATAGAATCGTTTATTAACTAAATAACCTGAACCAGTTTGCACATCTCTCCCGTAACAGACCAGATCATTGTAAGGTTCGCTTCTGCGTAGATTATATGACAACATTAGAACATCCCATGGGATGTTGAGTGAGAAAAATTCCTTCATTTGTTTTTCGAGTTCTTCCTTATCAACTAGGAAGATAAAATCGTCCTCAAAAATTAATACATTTTCATAACCTTCAGCTCGTGCCTTTCTTAAAGCAGTTGCATGTGAAATGAGGCACCCCACAGCAGGATCATGTTCTTCACTTGCTTGTATTCTTTCGGCTTTAAGCCCCATTCGGGCGAATTCACTCTCCATTTGTACCTTACGATCTGGACGCCTATCTAGGTTAATGTAAAAAATTTTGGCAATGTTTTCCATTTATAAACTAAATATGGGTAATTTTTAAGTATGTTCAAATAATGCCCATTAATCACTTCAAAATCAACAATTTTACTAATGGGCAGGATTGTTGAATAGTTTCATTGATACATTCGTGAGATATTTTATAATTTTTGAATAAATTAACTGCTCATTTTTGTTGGAGTGATAATGCTATTTTTATGTAGACAACCAGATGGTCCCATATTCTGCCAAACAGATTTTTATGTAGACAACCAGATGGTCCCATATTCTGCCAAACAGATTTTTATGTAGACAACCAGATGGTCCCATATTCTGCCAAACAGATTTTTATGTAGACAACCAGATGGTCCCATATTCTGCCAAACATATTTTTCTCCATTATGTAACATGGATACATATAGTTCACGTCCTTGATAAATAACATCATGGGTCTTGGCTAATTTTATATACATCTATGACCTTATCAAAAATTGTTAAAAATTATTTTAAGGTATGAATTTAGTGCGTCTCGTTAAACCATCAAACAATATAACCTGTGCATACTCTTGTGATGGTTTGAGGTGTATGGTAAATTCATATGTGGTTCTTCGGTCAACAATACCGCCGGAAGTAGCATTGAACATTCTTATATATCCACTCAACATTATATATTAGAACGTATATTTTAATACATTAAGAATAACCGAACTGGATCATAAAAAGTATCTAGATATGAGGAAAATTCTATCTAAATAATTGTAATCCTCCCCAGGCAAGACAAATTTTACCAGATAACTTTATGCCAATTTGGCGGAAATAGATCTTTTGTATCCAATGATGTAACCGCTGGACCAAACCATATATGAGGATAACAGATGATTTTACCATCATAATCGTTCATGTATCCACCCCACCAACTAAAACTGCTATTTGCAATCACATTATGCTGACAATGACTCATTAACAATAGTTGTTCCCAATCACATAAATCAGTGGGAGCACAAATAAATTTCGAATTGGGGAGCATTTGCCTCAATTGTTGGATAGCTGCCGAAACATCGACCAGATCATCATTCTCACAAAAATAAATAATTGTCTGAGCATCAGTACGTATTTGTGACATAATAAATTGTAAGGCGTTAAAATAATAATTGACTGGCATTAGCGGGTGATATTGTTGGAGATGTTTATAATCGCCTAAACGGAAATGTAATGAAACAGTATTGGATGAATCAATAAATAATTCGTTGGTTTTGCTCAAAACTTGCTGCCGCATATCACGTATACCAATCAAATTGGCTATTTGTTCATAATATTGGTCAAAATATTTAGGTGATTGAAAGTAGCCATATAGTTGACAATGATTGGTTGGTTCACGTAGTGGAGCATAATGAAAATATGGTTCAGCTATCTGTTCATTCCATTCAATATGTTTACTCGTGAATGGTAATAATTTGCTGAAAAAACTGTGCCAATAGGTTGGTCTTGTGGTACCTGCCACTAATTTATCACTGTACGGAATTAAAAAATCAATATGGTGTTTATAAGCATAACTGATCAATGCAAATATTTGGAATAATTGGTTGCCCAATCCTCCCATTAATCCAATTGTAATCATCCGAGTATTTGTGTATTATACATAAACAATATTTAAGTAATGTGTGGATCTTGTGTTTTATTTCAAATAATTTCTCTCATATGCGAATCTTCGGTCCTTCTGAAGCAATTGAAATAAAAATTGAAATGTGTTCCAGAATACTTATATCATTATTTATTCAAAAATGAGTCAATTTGGACAAGCACAAAAACAATCTACTAAATCAGCGCCTCAATCTGGTACAGGGTGTTTCGGTGCACAGAGACCTGTCAAAAATACCTCACACGAAAACCCATTTTGTATCAACCAACAACCAACTGGATCTATATTTGGCGCTTCCGCATCGATATTTGGTGGAGCGTCGCAACCGGTCACGTTTGGTGGACAGTCACAACCGCTCTCATTTGGCGGAGCGGCACAACCGGTCACATTTGGTGGACAGTCACAACCGCTCTCATTTGGCGGAGCGGCACAACCGGTTCCATATGGCGGGGTGACACAACCAGTCTCATTTGGTGGAGCGGCGCAACCAGTCTCATTCGGCGGAACGGTGCAATCGGTTCCATATGGTGGACAGTCACAACCTCTCTCGTTTGGTGGAGCGACACAACCTCTCTCGTTTGGTGGAGCGACACAACCGCTCTCATTTGGTGGAGCGACACAACCAGTTCCATATGGTGGAGCGACACAACCGCTCTCATTTGGTGGAGCGACACAACCGCTCTCATTTGGTGGAGCGACACAACCGCTCTCATTTGGTGGAGCGACACAACCGCTCTCATTTGGTGGAGCGACACAACCGCTCTCATTTGGTGGAGCGACACAACCAGTTCCATATGGTGGAGCGACACAACCGCTCTCATTTGGTGGAGCGACACAACCCGTTCCATATGGTGGACAGTCACAACCGCTCTCATTTGGCGGAGTGACACAACCAGTCCCATATGGTGGGCAGTCACAACCGCTCTCATTTGGCGGAGAGACACAACCTCTCTTATTTGGTGGGGCGTCACAACCGGTCCCGTATGGCGGGCAGTCACAACCGCTCTCACTTGGAAACCAATCACAATTTGGTTTCAAATTCGGTGCTCAGACACCATCTGTTCCTGGATTTGGTACACAACAATATCCCTCAGCAATTAGTTTCCAGTCCCAGCCTGGTGTGGGTTCAGACCAGTATCCGAATGTTGCTATTCAGAGAATTGATGATAATCAGACAAATGCATCAATTAGTTATCAATCTATCTGTGATAATCCATATGGGACACTTCCTGATTTTAGTTCATTATTGAAAGATAATAAAACCACATCATTTGAAAACACTCCGGCCCCACAAAAAGATCAATCAGATTATGTACCGATAAGGTATCCATACTCAATGAGGCATCAGATGTCACATGTTAACCGGCGTCGGGCATTTGCTACTGAACTTACTGAGTCTAAACCATTGGAAGACCCACATATTTTTTTTAAACCATATGATTCCATTAAGAGATTAGTCATTGAACCCATTCAACCGGTTGGTGGATTGATGACTCCAGTTATAATTGAGGATTCTCCCAAACAATCACACCCTCCCAAACTCGAAAGAGTTGAATATCACACAAATCCGACAATGAGTCAATTATGTTCAATGAGTGATGACCAGTTGTCTCAGGTCAATGGTTTCTCCATTATCCGTGATGGATATGGACGTGTTGATTTCTGTGATCAAGTGACCTTGACAGGTCTTGATCTCGATCAATTAGTGAACATCACTCAGGGTGAAGTACAGATTTATGATGATAATAAATCACCACCATTAGGAACAGGTCTAAATCATCCGGCAATCGTTACACTATATAACTGTCTACCTAAACGTGAGGGATCGAGTCTTGCTCGATATAAGACTAAAATTGAAAAACAAACTGTGGCAATGGGAGCAGAACTTATTTCATATGATATGATTGAAGGAAATTGGGTTTTCAAGGTCAGTCATTGGTGAATATAAATATTCATATCGGTAAATATGAATATTGGTAAATATGAATATTGGTAAATATGAATATTGGTAAATATGAATATTGGTAAATATGAATATTGGTAAATATGAATATTGGTAAATATTCATATTGGTAAATATGAATATTGGTAAATATTAATTTTATGTAGAAATAGTTTCTTTGAAGACATATATGTCGTAATAAAGCTTACTTAATTGTAGAAATTGTAATGTGGATCATAAGATTGATCCATGGGGACAGGATCATCCATACTGGCAATATCAAATTTAGATTCAATATTTACCGGTTTCATGATATAGTATTGCTTGCAAATTTTAATTAAATTTGCCATACGTTCATTCAATAGATATCCTAGCCTTTTGAAATAATTGTTTGCTTTTTCCCTCAAATCAGCATTGCTGATCTTATAAACTAATGAATGAAACTGATTCAGACTGTCGACTTTCAGATCATTGATTAAATCCAAATTTTCTTTGCATTGATTGACACCGTTTTTAATGTTGTATATTAATTTTAAAAGCTTGTCAAGTGTCTTAACAAACTTATTGAATTCTAGTATGTTATACTTTTTGAATTCACTGACATCGTTCACAAATTGAATGAACTGTGGATCGGTAATAAAATATTTAGTATTTTTCAACAGAGGTCCTTTTAATATAGTCCATATTTGGTCAGCATTATTATTTAATTCTTGCGCATTTTTTTCATTGAGGTAATACGTGAATGTTAAGCCAACAAATAATCCTATCCAAATAGTCCAATGCAAATTGAGACGATAAAATAATATAATGACAACTAAAGTAATCAAGATATATTTAAATTTGTCTTTATGACTAATTTCGTCAAAATATGCTAAAATTGGAGAACTTCTTAGAGTTTTAGCGTTTTCTTTTTCTTGTTCTGTTTTGAATAGATCGAAGGGCAAAAACCACCAATTATTTGACACATTATATCGAGATTTACGCAAAAATGGATAATCCATGCAATGATATATATCTATATAATATATATCATTCAAAATAAATCATTAATTACTGTGTCTATCTGTATGTATGCCACAATAATGACCCAATGTGGCTTTATACTGACATCTTTGTCCATTTCTTCGAACGGCTAAACACCGCCTTTTTCTTTCAGGTTTAATTGATGTCCCTTTAACAGGAACAGCAGAAACGTTAATGCTCTCATCCACAAAATTAAAATGTTCTGGATACAGTCGGCTATATTTATCCAATATTCGCCGAAATAATTCCTGACTGTAGTCGGCACCAGCTGTATATTTTGTCAGTAAATTATTCAAAAACCCACTGATTTTTCGGCGGTTGGGTCAATTTGATGAATTCTATAGTAAATCATAAAAAGGTGACGCAATGGATCCATTACGGACAGTTGATCAACTATGTCAACTCCAGACATAGTGACCAAATGAACGCAAATATTTATTTCTATCTGTATCCAAATAACGTAGATAACTGAGCAATTCGGGCGCAATAAGATAAAGATCGATACCTTTGAGCCCTTTTTTCTTTAAAAATAGATATAATGGTCGGAATTCTTCGTCATTAAACCCATTGATTAAATGCATTTTCGAAAAGCATCATGTGCTAATTCATCGGCGTGTTCTGGTTCATAATCAACATCCATAGGATAATCAAATTGTTCAATCTGCTTTATCAGAGTAGCGAATGACATATTCTATATAATAATAATATATAATTTTAGCTGGTCACATCGATGAGATACATCGCAATGGAGATAATAATAAACAACAATCCAAGATAAATGAGTCGATCTTCCTTGATAAAAATGTAGACTACATCACTCAATTGAGTATCTCTATTGATTTCAACCAATTCGTTAATAATTGAAATAATGGTTGATGACAATTTACTGAAAAGATCAATGAGCGACAGGTTGATGAATAATTGTTGTTCTTGCTCTTTTTGCTGTTCTTCATTAGTTGTATCGGTAAAATATTTCAATCGCCGCTGTTGTTCCTCCATCGACTTAATTTCAAATTCATTTAATTGTGGTTGACTCAATAGGCGACTTGACTGAACTTCCGGCATTACTTGCACAAAGTCATTACTTGGTGTTACCGTGGACATGGCAATATAATAATGTATTATATTATAATCAACATATTTTTACCTTTTAAAATCTAAAATTTTGTTATCGACAACAGGATTAATGAACATTCAATTACAACATCAATCTAAAATTGAAATTGTTATTTATCACTCAATATATATGGTGCATATATTAAATGACAACAACTCCTACACTGAATCATTTTAGTCAATGGTTAGAGACATTTCAAGAATGCCACCATAGTAACAATGTATCCAGAAATGACCCAGTGGGAATATGATGAAATTATCAAATCGTATCAAGAATTCAAAAGTGACGTGTTGCCGCCACAGCCTTCACATGGGATGAATATGGAAAAAGGGTTAATTTATATGTATACAATCACCAAACATGATATACAAAGATATCATGGTGTTTTTACGAAAAGACAGCAATTATTCAAAAAAAGTGAGATTTTAATACGTTTGAAGAATATGGGATTTAACCACAATTATACAATGAGATCTACATATGAAGATATAGCTGAAGAATATAATCAACATCTACCAAAATTTGTGAGGGAATTCTTAATTGATAATTCTGAAGAACTCACAGAGTTCGAAAAATTGTCAAACGATGAACAATAGAGAAGAATTGCCACCGAAAACGAATGGGAGTTTCCAAGTAATTAAAAAGGCTCATTTCCTTTTCTTTGGCTGGTTACAAAAAAATTTGATGATGATCAAATTTTGTTATGTTAACATTACAACAAAATGACTCATTTTGTTGTATTGATTATCATACCTCATCATATTTTTATCCAAGGGGTGGATGCAATTCTTAGTTATATTGAAGAAATAATGTCCCCATATAGCGAAGAACTTCGAGTCATTCCCTATATTTCTATCACAAAGGAAAATGTAGAGTTGGAATATCAAAAATTTAAACAATCACCGAATTATTCAGAGCAATATGATACAATCTCCAAGTACCAAACTGACTATTGTGGCTATAATCTAATCGATTCAGACGGAAATATTCTCTCGACTTATAATAGGAATTGTTTCTGGGATTATTATGAAATTGGCGGCCGTTGGCACGGTATTTTGACCAATAATGAACAAGAAGTTGATCAAATTAAGGGTAATTCTATTAAAGTCAAAGATTTTTTATCACTCTATGAACATGATCCAGAATCTAACATATATATGTCGGTTCTTGACAAAAATGGCGCCTACCAAAGTCAAAGAAAATATGGATGGTTTGGATCATATGATGAAAAAATAGCCGATGATGAATGGAAGGTGGAATTTGAAACAATTCTTCATAATTCAATCGATGATTACATTGTTGGACTTGACTGTCACATTTAGAGAGTATCCAATAATTTTCGGGATAACAGATCAGCGAGTCGAATTGGTTCAACTACCCTATGAATTGAGACCGATTTAACTAATTCAACCGCCATTTCGTTACTCATTCCATTACCTGCACTAATGTATAGGCAACTTGATATGCCACCGGTCGGATTATAAACATATCCTAATTCACACCCAGAATCACCAACAATCTTAAGTGACTGTCCCTCTTTGAGTTGACTCGTTTCCAACAAACTTCGTATTTTCTCAGTGGTTATACCATCGGCTTGCAATACATTTTTTGAAACACCTAAACATGGAATACCTGACAAGACTGAAATGTGTGTTGCAATACCACATCCCCGAGGGTGCCAAACACCATTTCCATCAAAAAAGATGATTTCTGGTACCAAGTGAGCGAAATCTGTTTTAATTATATCAAGTAACTTCAATAAAATAGGTGCTTCTCGAAAGGCTAAATATCCTGCTTTATATGGTATATTTGTCACGCAACGAATACTAAATTGGCCAATGACTTCATACTCTGTCGATGCAAATGGATATTTACAGATAACCATTGATGCCACCGAATTAGTGGCATCATTTTTGTCAAAACTGATGTCACATCCAGCGATCAATTTGACTTTTTCAAGGTCAATTGAATCTGTGAGAACAACATGTTGTAGGATTTCTTTCTGTTCCATATCCCATGTTTCTAAATGTTGACTGGATGCTGGGATATTTATCGCTATAGGTGTATCATTTATCATATTGACACATTGATCTTTTCCTGCAACTTTGTCATCTGATTTCACCGTCAGGTTTGATTCAATTTGATGAATAATTTCATCAATGTCAACACGTTGATATTTAATTCTTAAGTCAACCGGTGTGGGTATATGGTCCGGTAGGTTTATTATTGAGATGTCACCGTTAGTTTGAATAGTAGCTCCAAAATCTTCCAACTCATACAAAATCTTTGATTTGATTGATATTGATTCATCACCTTTATAGTGATTTTTATGTGTTTTCCGAAGTTCCATGAAATCATAAACACATAGAATCGTCCCATCAATAATTCTTTTTGAATAGATATTCCCTTTTTGTCCAGATGTATCTCTAACAGCCTGCAGACATTTGATAAAAATATCAATTGATGGTTCCAAATTTTCCTTGAAATCACGTTCACATACCTGTGCAACTAAACGATGGATGGGTACATGTCCTGATTTAGAACTTGGATGAATACTACCATATTGTTCAGATAATTTGTGATGCAAGCGGTTTTCAATAATCTGTGGAATTTGTCCTTGATGAGTCCGATCAATGGTCGTTGTGTGTCCAAGATAATCGGAAATTAAACATTGATCACCGTAAAATAATTTACTGGGACCTGATTCATGTGAATTATAAATAGCATATGGTGGTAAAAAATAGTGATCGATCTCCTTATATTTACCAATAAGATCATTTTTCAGAGAAAATATTGACTCTTTTTCAGTCATTATCAATGAATTCTTAAATGAACTATTATTCTTCATTAAATTACGATAAACAGTTAAAGGTCGTTCATGGATCTTCACTGATTTAGCTACTAATAAAATCTGTCCGATTACCGCTGAAGGGATGAGCTCCGCAATATTAACATTTAATTGTTTTGATAATCGCTCCAAAATTTCATTAGTTTCATCGATTTCTACCTGTGAAAAGAGCACTTTAAGGTCGTTTATTGTGGGTAACATTATAGAGTTGTCATCTGTAATAACAGGAATACCACAAATGTGTTTGTATAGTAGCTGATCAATCACTTGTTTATTATGATCGTACCCATATTTAAGCAGTGATGATAAGATACCCATAATAATCGTGTAACGGAACCGATCACGTGTCGAATCCATTATGGTATCAATACCCGTTTTTGTGAACATTTTACAGAACATTAATAATCTTATGGCTGCAAAAAATGGCTGTGCAAATAGTGCGTCGCTATTGACTTTGTTTAGTGCTTCTTTCATAACCATTTTATTACCTTCCTCACTAAATGTATCTGTCGTTATAATTGTTGAAATTAGTTGATTGATGACATATGATTTAATACATTGATCCAACCAGTCATAATGACAATCATCAATCATGCTTAATAGTAACAGATTGACATGACCTAAACATTTTCCACCACATAGGATTTTGCATAATTGTGCATATACGTATTGCTTATTATCCTGAACATTGAGAGGAATAAACCCATTTATTGGTTCATTATACATAGTAATTTTACGTGCTGCAAAATATGCAGAAGCACAATCACCACAAACTGGATTAGCTTTGATGCATTTTTGCAAACAAGCATACTTAGCCAATGGAAAATTAATCACAAAATCATCGGTAGTCTCACACAAGTTTGCAGGTGCACTTAACCACAGGACAGTAGGGCCGTTTCCCAGATGAAGCGAACAATATGATTCTGGTACACCTTCTTGGCTGATACTTGCTTCAATGATGTCATTTTCGTCGACATTTTTGGCTCGTTTAGCACGATTTGATGTGTATGTTAAGTCTGATAAGTGGTATGATGATTCTTCAAAATGATGCATCATATCTCTAATTGTGTCCCAATAAGTTCGAATTTCCTTCAAATATTGGCTAATTTGTTGGGATACAAGTATTTCTTCAACACGGGAATCAGGTATAAGATCATGCAATTGTTGTGACAATTGTGTTTTTTCATTGACGTCTTCGGTGTCCATAATTTTCTCGATCAATGAACGTTTTTTATCTGCTAATGGTGTTGATATATTTCGCTTCAGTGATTCAATACTATTCGAAATATTGAGATTTCTCCACATATCTATTTTATTCCGTATGACACTAATAGTGTTATTAATCTTAGAATGTTGAAGAATAATTTTCCAATTATCTAAACTCAAATCATCTGATTTGATTTCATTACAATTTATAAGTCTGTCAAAATTATACACTTTAACACATTCATCAGTTTCACCGACCACCGTATACCCGTCAGGAATTTCAGGTAGATTATCAGCTAAAGTAATATCTCTAATTAACCGAATAGGGATCGCCGATTTGATATGATATTTTTGATTAAATTGTCCTTTACTATGTAAAATTGTTGCATCTTTACCAACATAGTGCAAAAATAACACATCATTTGCAATTAAGAATGGTGCGAATACTGAAATATTTGGATTAATATTATCATTGCATACAATGACACATATAATACATTTATTTTGGATTGTTTGTCCAATTAGAGAAGCAAATGCTGTCACGTCATTCGTACTTATTTCGCCATCTGTCATAAAAATAATCACACGCGATTGTTCAAAAATAGTTTTGGTTTGCGGATTCTTCATGATACATTGAGGTTCTGTTCCACCATTTGATGTACAACCAATATCACCTTTCATATTACTATATATAACTTTCGATGATGTATCCCAAGTACAAACTGACAGATGGTTAAGATCTTTAAATATGTGTGCAACGGACAACTCATGTTTCAGTCTTGTTTGTCCATTAATTTTAGCGCCGGTCGATCCTGAATTGTCAATAAATATAGCAATTGGTGAGTCTGTGATTTTTTGTTCATGTATATCACTTTTTTTGTCAAGAATCTGAAAATACGCCATTTAATTTATGAATGAGCAACAATCATAATATTTCAAAATATCAATTCAATTTTACAATTTGAATTCATTTTAATCTGAATTTTATTCTCAAAATATACAGAATAATAATTATCGATGGGTTGACAGTTGGGACTGTTTTGGTGATAGATCATATTATCAAGTTTCGAAAAATTGATGTCGGAATAAATCACAATTTGAATTGTATATTCATTGATAATTTCAATGAATAATAACATACACGATTTATACGATCAAGTGTTCGTCAATATTGTTAATAATTTTACTTTTTATGACTCAGAAATTAAAACACTATATGATATTTGGGAAAAAGGAATATATAATATGCATCAATTTTCCTTCATATGTACAAAATTTTTCCATCAAATGTCTTTTCCGTACAATCCAGCAAATAGTTTGCTGGATTATGAAAAATATCGGGGAACACATGCTATAACATATGGTCCTCCCAGTTGGAGTAATATTTTAAAATGGGTGCTTTATACACTTCCCGATTTCCAATCGAATTATTGGAAAAAACAATCTTTTCTTTTCATGCATATTCCTAAAACAGCTGGTTGTTCGATTATTAACCAATTACCTGAGTGTTATCATCACGGTCATGTATTTGGTAAAATTTATCCCATACATGTTAGGTGTAAACTCAAAACAATTGTGAGAAACCCATATGACCGTCTGGTATCTGCTTATTTTTTTATAAAAAAAGGAGGATTCAACAATAATTTGATCTATTTTGACATTGTTCAACAATATTCTACTTTCGAACAATGGATCCTAAATGATCCAAGGTTTAATATAAATCACGATAATGAAGGATTTCTTTATTATAATACAAAGTATCTGGATATGGAACCGACATTTTTACAAACTGAATGGTTATTGGATAACAATGATCAATTAATTATCCCAATTGAAAATATTGGATATTTTGAAAACTTAGAGATTGATGTCCAAAGATTATTTGGAATTCAATTAAATGTCAAATTAAATCAATCTGAACACATGGATTGGCGTAGTTATTACACCAATCCACTGGTTAAAGAGAAAGTGTATAACTTATACAAAAAAGATTTCGAGATTCTTCATTATGATAAGGATTTTTAGACTAATTTTCCTATTAATGGAGTTTGGTCCCTGAACAATGTTATGTCGTCATTGAATAATTCCCCAAGAATTGTCTTTTGATTTTGATAAACCAAACACTCTTTCATGGTGCGATCCCCTCCGCAATAACAGAGACATGTATTCCCAAATTGGATGTCATAATTTGGGACTTTGTATTTCATTGGAAACATTTTCACAAACGGTAAACAATAATCAACAATGGTTTGGGCAAACCCCTCACATGGTTGAGGAAAGATGACAATTAACGGCAAATCATTATCCAGACACCATTGTTTGTTCCTGGTAAATTTGATTTGATAAATAGCTCTTTTTAACATAACATTCTCTTGGATGTACTTCATCAAATGTTCTTCAATTTCACAAGGATCTAACATAATGTGAATTTTGTACATATTTTGAGTGGGAATAATTTCCCGAACTCTTCGGCAAATTTGCTCACCAGCAACACCTTTGCCAATAATTTCATTAATTAATAAATGTGGACATTGATAAATATACCAACTAGAATCATAATATAAATCATCATAATGATGTGGAATAACTGACAATGAATCAATACTATAATATTGCCAATTTTGAGACAGAGACATTTAGGTATTATTGGATAATAACATCGAATTAATACCTTCAATTTTTAACAAACATATCTTTCTTTAATTTCCAGAAAATAACTGCATTTTAGTCCAAATTCATATTTACATTTTATCATCTAAGAAATCAATCATCTGCACAATGACATCATAATTAAACCATCTATATTCTCGTTTGCCATCATATTGATAGCCCAAAAAATGTGGTGGTGTAAAATGTTCACCGTAACAATCATAATAACGGTGACCATATTTTTTAATAAATAACTGGTTGTTAAGATAATATTGTGTGTCACCCCCAGGCCATACGTCAGCATCCAATTGTGATTGGGATTGGGTTAGTAATTGACATAATTTTTCCAAGGTACACCAATGTCCACAAATTTCTTTTTGAGATAAACCTTTAGTCCATTTATTAACTTCACAACAATCATCCTTGTGGTCATATATAATTTGGACTAAATCCTCGGTGGCCAAGAGAGGATCATGGTACATTTTATAAATAAATCGACCTTTTTTGAGATCGTTGATCTCATCAGGTGGTAAGCTCATCTGCGTCAATAATTTGCCCATTATATCCAAAATCAGCGTCAATTCTACGGATTTTCTGATCAAATGTAAATTGAATCCGGTCTAATTTTTGATCAACAACTAAAAATGGATATACTTGAGATAAATATAGTAATGCTGATCAATTGGAATGATTTGATTAATCTCATGAAATAGTGGGTCTTCCTCATCAATTAATTCATCAAAAAGAACCCAATCTTGTGTGGGTATAGTTTTATGATATTTAGTTTGGTCAAAATTAAATGAATTTTGCAGAGTAATAACCAGATGGAAAATTTCACCAAACGGGTAATCAACTTCACATAGATCGGTACCGTTAACTTCATAAATTTTTTGTGCTGGCTCGTCATCATCTTCATCACCAACGAAAATTTTTGCAAAAAAATATTCACACATTTATTGGTTTCTTATTCAAATCACAAGGTTTAAATTCAGATCAATTTTTATGATGGGTGTCGAAAAATCAACAAGATAGGTTTGACCATTAACTACATTGTGCGTGATGAATCATTCACCAAGGTTCCACACCAGATATATATGTATATGACCGAACTTCAAGGACACTAAGTATTTATCCGAAAACAGATTCAGTTTCAACAGAAATATACAGGAATCCATCATCGTTTTTGTATTTATGACATAATACACCCATTATGTCAGTTATTTTTGGTAAACGATCATGAACCAAACCAATGAGCGTTTGATTAGATGAAATTTCCATATTTTGTTTATGTCTAATATCGTTTAAAAAGTGTCCAAAACTCATATCATTTGGAGCTATAAATTTAGATTTAACGAGTCTTATCTTCTTGAATGTGTTGTTAACTTGATAAAAACACAATCTGGATACTTTTGGGAAAGTTCTTTGGTTTGATCATTCATATGATATATGTGTATAGGTATATGATGTTACTATGTATTTAATTTACAAATCAATTTCTGCCCATATTTTCATAGACATAAACAGTCTTTGCCTGAATAACCATGATGGAATTAGGACCTTGTCTTCAATATATCAAATGTGGTGAACGGCTTAACTGATACGGTCAATATCTTAATAGGTATCAATTAATACTGACACATAAAAATTGATGATAAACCATCCACATATTGATGGGATGCATATAAACAATGAAGAGAAATTTTGATCAACTACGTGAAGAAATTAAAAATACGATCGATGTATTAAATTGGAAGGCCTTAATTGATCTGTCATATCATTTATCCAACCAAATTCATTTGGATTTCGATAAGTGTGACGAGATTTTTAAAAATCTCGCAACACAACATCTAAATGGTGAGTGGCATTCATATTTAGATAAATATGATCGATATGAATTGGTCGTATATGCCAGTCTTCATCGTGGGAAAATTGAACACATGTTACTGGATCTCGGCGGTACCGTCGAGACATACGTCGAATTAATATCCATCCTCAACCAATTTCCATATTATGAACTTGACATAGAACAACGACATCTTAAGATATGTTATTATCCTAAAATGTTATATAGACAAGGATATGCCATTGAACCTTCTCGGCAATATAACTATGTTTTTGATCCCCAAACTAAGGCATTGCATGTTTGTTTATCAGGGAATACTCAAGCACCACCAGTGAGCAAACCCCAACTTATCGGAGAAAAACAAAAAATGAATATATCACACTGGAATACAAAGTATAATTAATCAATATTATTTACTGTGGTACATCAACCAATAAAATTTTGAAGACATTTGTGCCTATCTGGATAGATTGATCAATCGATTTGTCACATTATTTGATTACAGTCCAGCTAAGTTACAATCAGATCCTCATTACAATTAAATATTGTCAACACATATTTAAAATGATATTATATTATATAATACATCATGCCAATTCGTAGGATTTACAACGTCAAGATTGATCGATTGCACTCTCATCAATTAAAACTTAAAGCGTTACCACCAATCACAGTACCATTGCCACATTGCGTTGATCTTAGACCTAAATTGCCACCTATTTATGATCAGGGTAATTTGGGGTCTTGTACCGCCAATGCTTTAGTGGCGGCATTTGAGTATGATTGTCCCAATTTTATGGGTTCTAGACTTTTCCTCTACTACAATGAAAGGAAATTAGAAAATGATATTCCGGATGATAGTGGTGCTCAGCTCTCCGATGGTGTGAAATGCCTCGAAAAATATGGTATTTGTCCAGAAATGGAGTACCCATACATTATTGAAAAATTTGCAGAATGTCCACCACAGATTTGTTATGATGATGCACTGAAACACAAAGTTGTGATCTCGAGTAATATTGTCAGTGATATGAATCATATGAAAAATGCATTGTTTTCAGGATTCCCATTTGTTGTCGGTATTGCTATTTATGAATCGTTTGAAACTGATAATGTAACCAAAACTGGTATTGTACCAATACCAAACCCAAATATAGAGAAAATGTTGGGTGGACATGCTGTATTAGTCTGTGGGTATGATGATACACAACAATGCTGGATAGTTCGTAATAGTTGGGGCGAAGATTGGGGTGATCATGGTTATTTTTACCTACCATACACTTATTTAGTTGATGCGTCACTGGCATCTGATCTGTGGAATATAACACAGGTGACTAATGATCTAAAAATATCAATCGATAAACAACATACCTATTGTATATTATTGTGATCCGTTATATCAAAACACTTGATATAATATTGGTTATCGCTGTCATTGCTGAATTTTTGAACAGTTAAATGTCTCGTACATGTTTCGTTTGTAAAAATTGAATCCTGATATGATGAAATCTCATTATGAACAAATATTCCAAAGAATGGATACTCAAGTTCCGACTCGAAAAATAATTCTAAAAACTCAAAAGTCAGCTACAAATTCACTTGTATTTCAAGAACCAATCCCTGCAATGTCGGACAATATAAGACTTTTGATGGAAGTTAGAGGTAAACTTAACCAGATTGAAGTGCTTTTTCTTGCACGTCAATTAATGTTGTGTCAACAAGGAAAGACACTCTCCAAGGGTGTCCATGAGTTGAATGATATCTTAACTAAAACAATCCAACATCTTTCAAAATATACTTTTGATGAATAATACTATATATGGTTAATATATTGTACTTTGATTGAGTTATCCATACATTAATTGTCAATCGAAATCGGGGAAAATAATGAAAATAAAATTCAAAAAAAACAAATATCACCATATATTATATAATGCCCAGAATACCACTGAAACCTCAATGCTCGAATATTTTTCAAAAATCGTACAGTCCACAAGGACAAGTCGGAATACCAGGTCCACGTGGACACCATGGTCATCGTGGTCACCATGGTCACCATGGTGATCAAGGACTAATGGGGCCCACGGGCCCCACGGGCCCTGCTGGAGCCACTAACTTCGATAATACGATTTATGTCAATGTGAATCAAGGTTATTCTCAGAGTAAACTATCGGAAAAAGATACCCCTTTGAGGGGGGATTTCGCGACATTGAAAGGTGCTGTGGATAATTTCAATAATAATGCGACTGACAATACATTGATCGTATTGGATGCTGGTCATTATGAAATCATTGACACAATAATCGTCAATAATCCAAATTACATACTTAAAATTGTGGGCAGTGGATACAATGTTACATTTCTTGCCGCAGGGAGTGGTCTGACTGGTAAACCGATGTTCAAAATAAATACAGAATCTTATTATGGAAGTTTCACTGCAGATGGTTCAACCCTTGCCAATTATGGCAGTTTGACTGGTGAAAATTTTATGACATTTGATGCCAATCCCAATATTTACTGTGAATTTGTTGATTTCGAAGTAAATTCATTCAATGTAGGTTTTGCAGATCTCATTGGTGTCAGTTGGTTTATGTTTAATTTTTGCATTAATAACTGTCTTGTCGGAATCAATGTCAATTACGACACAACAACATCGGTGCAACTTATCGATAATGAGGTTGGTGATTTTAACAATTGTGAAACTTGTGTTAATTTACAACAAAGTGGATCAGGTAAACAAGAATTCATTTTTAATGGTTTATTTTTTAATACTTCCCAAGAACAATCAATAATAGAATATAATGGGGGTGTTGGTGCAGGATATTATCTTTATGGACAACCTGCTCTTATTATGTATTGTTATAGCAATAGTAACTGCTGTATCTTGGGGTCCGGTTTTGATTTTACTGATCCAATTAATGCTGACATAGAAGTAAAGGGCTGTAGCGGCGTCGAAGATAAATCACCATTTGTATATCTATCTTCATCTAATAATACAGTAGTCACTGATATACCCACAATGAATTCCTACATACCTGTAGTGTTATCTAACTGTCATGAGACATATTGTAAATTTGAATGCACGGCCAATTCCAGTTGTGTGACATATCTATCACATAGTGTCAATAACTTGAAGGTGTCGGTTAGTGGATCTTTTGTATCTGGAACTGATGATGTTTCGAAAATAGCAAATATGACTATCGCAGTACATAGGACATTACATATAGCTTCTGTAACAGGTGATGGCGCAACGATAACAATCACGACAACATCACCACATCATATGATTGCATCATCACAAGTCCAAATGTCGGGTTGGACCGGTGGATCAGGTGTATGGAATGGTTTATTCACAGTAAATTCAGTTTCAAGTGATACCAATTTTACATATCTCTCAAGTGGTAATGGCACTGCAACCGGTGGGACCAGCGGATCAATGTTATCACCAATGTTTTTTAACTTGCGTGAAGCGTATAGTCCGGTGTACAATTCATATCAATTTACATCACTTGTATACATGCAAGAATTGATCTATGGGGACGTAATTGGTGTGTGTGTGGCGAGTAGTGATAAAACAGAACATGAAACTTCCTTGTTAATGCTTCAGCTAAATGTCGTTATCAATTAATTTGGGTCATTCACAATATTTTCATTTATACGTTGTAAATGAAAATACTCTATTATTATTGTCTAATTATGAAATAATTACGCTGGGTTCTAATATTATTGTAAATTCAAATCTTCTGATTTAAGTGACACATTCGTGACAATTTTTCCTTTATTAATGACATATTTATTGATGTTATCTTCCGTTAGTTTTGGATTCCCATCGGTTTCACCAGTATCTGGCTCATCTACATCACATGCATCATCATTATCATCCACTTCAGGTATATCTTGTGTCTCTGAAGGCACAATCACTTTAGATGATGTCTCTTTGTGTTCGCTATGCTTTTCCTCCACAACATTTGACCTTTCCTCATTTTCCGTCAATAAATCAATATCTAATTCTTCAGATGGTTTTTTAACAGCATCTCGTGATTTTTGTCGTTGTGGCTGCGGTTGTTGCTGTGCTTGTGGTTGCGGTTGTTGCTGTGCTTGTGGTTGCGGTTGTTGCTGTGCTTGTGGTTGCGGTAATTCTGATTGATGTATTTGTATTTGTTGACGTATCTGTGGTTGTATTTGTTGTGGCTGCTCATCTCCTATATTATTTGTTGGCGCGGTATTTTTATTGCCACCAAAAATGAGATTTTTAATAGATACTAACCCAAAGAATCCTTTATGTAAAATTCCCAACATTGACAAATCTAGGGCAAATATCATCCAGTACCATTTCTTAATTAAATTCACGAAGACACGAATCATTGGATTATTTGCTAATAAATCAATTGACAAGATTGAATATGCAATGATATGACATATACACCCAATAATAAATGTTCTAACAAATCTCTTGTTTGGTTGTTGATCTGTATTGATTGGTAAGTTATCAACTAGACAATAAAACATTACTATATATTATATCACGAACAATTTGAATCAAAATTTCAACGCATTTACTGTATATAATCTTGATCTTGTTTTAGATCCAATCGACGATGATAATCGTCTTTGCTTTGTTTACTGATATGATCACTTGGTTCCCAAGAGGCATCAAGATATGGTAAATGATCCCACCAAACTAAATATTGATTTTTATCTTGGTCTGTTTTGTGTTTAATGATAGTGTTTACATAATATTCATCATTAACTACTGAAATCAATCCTTGATTCATCAAATATTGTCTAAATTGTTTATTTATTATGTCGTCAATCGGTAGTTCATGTGTGCATATGTGTTTAAAAATAGGATCTTCCGTAACTATTTCATAATAAAGTTGTTCTATATTATGTTTCATTTCAAAATTCACAGAAATAAATACTTGATAATGTGCATAAATAAAAGGATATGTTTCAATTGATATGTCAACATAGGCATCTTTGTAGTTATTTACGGATAGATTCATATGATTCGGTAAAATTATGAGACGACTGCTATACTTATTTGTTAATGGATTATATTTAATATCATATATATCAAAGGTCCAATATAACTTATCATATAATGCATGAAGATTCTTGCACAAAAATAATCCGTTTCTAATGTCATATATAAAATCTTTTGCGTACTTATCACATATCGTATATGGTATAATATGAGCACAATCACATTCGAATTCTCGAACCCTTGTAATCAAACAACTCCGATCGCGCAGATGAATAGCCTGTCTAAATTGAATTTGATTATTCATATAATATATAATTTATACAGATATAACATTTTATGTATGTACTCAGATTTTCCAGTTAATTATTGATGCGGCTAATTTGTACAAATGAATATCGGATGATGATTGCTCATTAATACAGATTATTTTAATCGTTTCCTCAATCATATAAACTCTTTCTGATTCAGTAATTTCTTTATGATATATTAAAACCTTAACAATAATGTCCAATATATCAGTCACATTGTAACCACTCTCTAATAATTTATCTATTATATTAAATGCTTTAACTCCTTCATGATTTAGGCAACATCTGATAAAATTGCTAATTGTACTAATTGATGGAATATTAAATATATTGTAAAAATTCTCAATTGTTTGCCCTTCACTATTGCTAAAAACTTGTAAGTAATTAATAGCTTGTTTCAAATCACCGTTTGATATGATGCTAATAGCATCATATATATCTTCACTCATCGATAATTTTTTGTCAGATGTGATTTCTTTCATTCGAGTGACAATTTCGCCGATTCCAATTGATTGGAATTTCAGAATTAGTGTTCTACTTTGTATGGCTTCGATAATTTTATTCAGGTTGTTACAGATAAAAATAAACCTAATTTTTTTCGCATAAATCTCTATAATTCTACGTAATGCCATTTGTGCTTCAATCGTCATACAGTCAAAATCATATATTGTCACGATACGACACTTACCATCTGATAGATTAGATTTTTTCTTTATAAAACTAACAATATTTGGACTATCTATCATGCTATCATTTGCTTTCTTTTTATCATTTTTTTCACTGACTACATTTTTACCTCTATAAATCGATCCAATAATTTCCATATTATACCTGCCACAATTATCTCCTAAATATTCTCTGATTAGAATTTTTGCAGCTGTTGTCTTACCACAACCATTGGGTCCACACAGTAAAAGATTAGGTATATGATCGCTTCTTAGAAAACTATCTAATGTTTCAATAATCATCTGGTTACCAATAATGTCTTTTAATTTCACAGGTTCATAATCATTAATCCATAAGTGATGTCGAACAGGTTCGACATATTTCTCTGTGAAGACGATTGACATATGATTTCTTGTGCTAATTGATCATTAGATTGATCAATCTAATGATCAATTATTTTCAAAATAATCATTTCATTTTTTTCAAAGTAAAGATAGATCCCAATTTTACAAGAATATTATTTTTGAATCATTGATGTCACCCAATTGAGACCTTCATACAAACCCTCGCCACTAATTGCTGAAGATGGTTGTATATACCACGGGTGATTAATTAGTCGATCCATTTTAAGCACCTGTGTAAGTGAGTTAAGATTACACATTGGTTGCATATCCGTTTTATTGGCCAATAAGAGCAATGGTATATTTTTTAAATATTCATCTGTTAGGATCTTATGTAATTCTTTCTGTGCACATAAGAACCTGTCTGTGTCATGAGAATCAATTACAAAAATGATTGCTTGTGCGTTTTGGAAATAATGTCTCCATAATGGTCTAATCTTATCTTGACCACCAACATCCCAGATTGTTATTTTCATTCCCTTATGTATTACTTGTTCAACATTGAATCCTATGGTAGGAATTGTCATAATAGTTTGATTCATTTTTAGTTTGTACAAAATGGATGTTTTTCCAGCACCATCAAGACCTAAAAGTATAATTTTATAATCATGAAATCTCTCAAAGATAGAATGTAAAATTCCCATTTTGTTGTGAATAATATTATAACAACAAAAATTTCAAATCAAATTCAAATTCACTACCAATGACAAACGATATCTATGTGGTATTAACTTATAAAATTTGACACCAAGACCACTTTGATTGATTTGATATCTCCTCTTCTTGTTTAGCAATGGTTTCCTTCAATTCTGCAACAACTGCTTCTAAATCAGTGAGTCTATTAGTTAGACTCATAACTAATTCACTTTCACGAATTTCTTGAAGTTGTGTGTGTTCGATTTGATCTGATCTTTTTCCTTCAGTCAAGTTCGTAGTTTGTACCAAATCTTCCCGTGATTGTGCAGTTTGGGGAAATTCACCTGTGGGACTCATCGTTAGATCATCACTAATTTTTTTTGCTGGCTCTTGTTGGGGTGAAACTTCACCCATTACTGCGATATCAGTCAATTGATCACTTGTTGTATCTGGTTGTTTTTGAATATTTGGTTCATTTTGTGTCTGTTCAATCAATAATGTTTGTTTACTTTGAGCATCCAATAATGGTTGTTTTTGTTGTCCGATAAAATCAATATATTGTCCAGTTTTGTCAGTTTCAAATACACTATCACTATCATATCGTATTGGCTGCGTTGGATAAGATCCAAATCTATTTTTAAAAATACCTGCATAAAAACCTGGTCTTCCAAAAACATTATTAGGTCCTCGTCCCAATATCAATTGATTTTCACCAATATTAACTGGTTCGCACTTGTTAGATAAATCAATCATAGGATCATTTCTGAATGGATTATTATGTGTTTGGTTCGTCAATTGTTTGTCTTCTGGTTTGATGATCGTCAATTGATCATCTTTTGGTTTGATGATTGTCAATTGATCATCTTTTGGTTTGATGATTATTGATTGGTGTGATGTAACATTATCATTCTCAATAGATAATATGTGATGATTTGACACATTTGTGTTAATTGGTTTACTAAATGAAATACGATCAGCTGCATCGGAGAACATACCCCCTTCACTAAAATTCATTGGTACTGGAAAAATTACACCATTTAGATCTCCTCGTAATGTTTTTGTATCTAATGTCTTTGGTTGTTTCATCTGATTGGTTCCCGTCTCACCACACGTATATTTCGGAATTTTATAACCAGCTTTAATTTTATCCTCACTTGTGATATTTGAAGTTATATCTTTGAAATAGTCATCGGGGAATTGTGCCATTTTCTTGTATAAATTTTGCATTTGATGAGAATTGGTGTGCAATCGTTCAAATTTTTACAAATAATTCAATTTAAATTTAATGGTACTATAACAATGTAAATCGACATAAATAAATGTTACATTTATGTCGAAATTTTATGATTATCATATGATGAAAATTGGTTGGATAAATGATCATGTTCTCACATTGGTGTCCAATAATCTCAATGCGACAACCGGTCGAATTTCACAAATATCACTATAAATCGCGTAACATATCAACCCATATCATGAATAATCAATCACATAAATTAATTTATATCAGACAGTAAATTATAGATTTATATCTTTTTCCTTGTCTCTCCGACTTGCTTTTTCTGTTTTGTTTCTGAATGTTGTCTAACTTGTTTACGCTGAACTCTTTGAGCAGGCGCTGAATCGCTCACTTCTTCAATAATGACGTCAGATTTATGTTTTTCTGGTGCAGTTAAACATGGATAACGTGGTCTTGAGAAAAAAGCAGAGAATGGAAATAGACCAAAATCATCCATAAATTGGATCTTTCGGTGGTCATCGGCATATGGAATGGAAATTCTGACTGTGTATATGGGTGTTGCATGAAGTGTGTCATATTGATGTATTTGCTCTATTTCATAACCTTTTTCAATTAATTCGTTGGCTAATGAACTATCCAATGGTTGTTTTAAGGTTATGTTTACTGGTTGTGTAATATCTTTCTCAAGACGCTCAAATGCTTTCATAATTAAAGGTACTTGCTCCTCAAGCAATGTTTCCTTTTGTGATTGTTTTATTTTTTCAATTTTCGCATGATATTGGGTCGCTGGTTTGACAGATGGTAACAATTCACGTCGGGACATGTTGATATATTATATATGTAATTTTTTTTTCTTATAATTTTAACCCGCTCAGATTACCCAAAGACATAAATAAGTCTGTATACTCCACTAACATTATACGGATTTCTTGATCGTTATAACTATTTTTTTCTCAAGTTTTTTTGATTGTCTTTTAATATTAGGATCTCTTTCAATCCCTATAGTTTGTATATTTTGAACATAGTGAGTCGTTCTTTTATCTGGTGTGTCACTTTCTGGAATGGTTGTCACTTGATTTCCAAGTGGATCTATATGTTTACCATACACTTTGAGCATGTCTTGAAATGTTCCTTTCTCTCGGCGCGTTCCAGTATATGTGTAAAGTGATGCACCATGACCAGTAAATGCCTGTTGTGCTATTTCTCGAATAGCATGATGTAATTCACATAATGTCTGATTGTTAAGATCGGACACTAATGCCCATGGATTAATGTGACAACAATATAACACTTCTGCTTTGATGTAATTACCCACACCACTCACAGCATGTTGTTCCATTAAGACTTTACATATATTTTTTGTATTAAACTTAGATTGCCGAAAAATTCGAATAAACTCGTTGTCAGTAATAGGAGAACCAGTGAGCATATCGGGTCCAAGATCACGCAATTTTTTGTCAAGATCTGTACGATTATTTGCGATGTGTATTGTTCCAAATCGACGTGCATCACCAAAATAGAAACATTGATTGAGAGTATTTTCAAATTTAACATGGAAATGTTTCATATACTCAGTTCGTGTAACCACTTTACCATTCAATGCTGCATAATCTTTTAGTACATCCTCAGTAGGCTCATAATAAATACCACCAGACATACCAAATGTGATAGATATGAACCAATTTTGATCTAATTCAATCCAACAAAACTTACCTTTAACATTGATACTGAGAATTCTGAGTGGAAGTAATTGTGATAATTCGTTCAGATTAGGTATTCCTGATTGCATGTAACGTCCCCCAAGAACCTCCATATTTTTTAAATGCTGTCCGGACATAATGTCGCGGATAGCATTTACCATCAAGGCTATTTCGGCTATTTCTGGCATGAACTTTAAGATCTATATGATAAATAGATCATATAGATGGAAATGACAATTCAATTTTTACTAATAGAGCTATCTTTTTGCACCAGTTCATTATACTCTTTTTCACATACATGATTGATATATTTTCAATATCAGTTTTAATTGAACTAATTCCTCTTCTGACATATATTTCAAAATATTGCACGGAACGTTTCATGGTGTGAAATAGGACACATATCCTCTGCATGAATGTATCTGTCAACATGACTCACACCCAAAGAATAAAATTATTATAGTATAATTGATGGATTAAACATTTTCATGATTTCGTATATATTCTGCTTTGGCCACATCGAATAATCGATCTAACGACATATTGGATGGTATCATTTGACTTTTCGGATAATATGTCTTGGAATCATTATTTCCCATACAGTTGACCATTATTGAAACAATTTGTCTTCTTTTAATATGAAGTGAATTTTTCACTTTATTAAAAGTAATTTCAATAATATATTGTTTATCCATCACAATATATTATTGTGAAGATAAATTTTTATGTATTTAAACTTATTCAATTTAATTTAATATAATATAGTCACTTTCGGGAATATAATTGTTGGCTATACAGCGAATTTATATGGATTGAACTATGTTAACCTATAGATGGTTCATTTGTGCTAACCTATAGATGTTCATTTGTGCTAACCTATAGATGTTCATTTGTGGTAACCTATAGATGGTTCTTTTGTGCTAACCTATAGGTTGGGTTATTCATAATAAATTATTTTCTAGTGTCCATATATAGTTTCGAATGATCAATGATGCGGATCAAATTGTACCACACATATGGTTAGGAAATTTTAATAGTTCACAAAATACTGATTTTATCAAAAATAATCGTATCACTGTTATCGTTAACTGCACCAAGGATCTACCGTTCTTAAACATTCCGGGCGTATATAAATATCGTGTACCAGTGCATGATAATCAACAAAAAAATGAAATTTATGCGATGAGTAAGTGGATCAAAAAAATTTTACCAATCATGGCAGATCATTATCAACAAGGACGTGCTATTTTAATTCATTGTGCTATGGGTATGCAACGATCCGCCATTGTTGTCTTATGTTTTCTACACAAATATTTCAAATATGATCCAAAAAGCGCATTAGTCAAACTCAGGGCTAGACGTCCAATCGTCTTCGTACCTTATATGAATTTTAGTGATAGTTTTCTACTCGTTTTTGGAAGTAATGCTTATCAACAGTTAATCAGCTGAGATACATCAATTTTAAATATTTGATTAAAATTGGGCGTAGCATTTTCACCAGGATACCCAATTGGATTAACATAAAACTTTCCATGTGTCATTGGAGTATGTGTATGCCCGGCTACCCAAGCCACATTTTGGGGACTGTTTGCAAAATCGACTGAACTAGCAAATGCACTATTAATTCCACTTGATTGATAAAAATATCAATCAAGTCGTATGTTGGTAAATGATGTGAAATCACTACAAAATGTTTATCTTGATTCATTTTCAATGTTGTATCTAAACAAGATACATTTTCTCAAATAACCCATCTGATTTACCAGTCATCAATCCAGGGATATATTGATAATCAGCGATCTGAAACTGAACACGAGATCTTTCTGCATTTTCAATCTTACTCCATAATGTTGTTCCATAAATACCCAAATTCATTCCTGGAAGCATAACCATATCATTCTGTAGATACTTGATGTTTGTTAAACTTTTTGTAACATCCCGAATTTTTCTTCAATTGACAACATCCATTGATCAGTGTCTGATATATATTTCCCACGATGATAGTAATATTCATGATTACCACTTATAATAAACACGTGATTAAACATTTTAGAGACACGTGTCAAAAATTGTTCATATTGTGAAGAATATACATTCCCAATATCACCAGCTATGATCAGGTTGTCGCTAAATGATTGAAGATTCAACTTATCTATCCGATTATTCTTACGGAACATTTCTGTATGAATATCTGAAAATATTGGAATGATACATATTTGGTCGTCATTATTATGTAAATTATATCAAATAAACTAGCATCCATCAAATTGGATCAATTTTTGTCACATCAATTAATGTCTTTAACACTCGAAACAAATTTTATACAGATACACATTTACATATTTTTTCTAATTCACATTCATCAAATGATTCTTTATGTCCACCACCATATAATTTGCCGAAACCTTGACAAATCATTTGATGATTCAGGTCAATTTCTTCACCACACATACAATCCATTTTATTGTCTTTAAGTAAATAAATGGTACCCATCAATCGTCCATATTTATCTTCTTGACAAAATTTAACCCACACGAGTTGTCCAGAAATCTGTTTTCTTAAATAATCACGTGCTACTTTCGCAGCGCGAATATGTAAATCCCTATGGGGGATACTCTTTAAAGGTTTTAATTCAGGCGCATCGTATCCGTATAATCGCAACTTATGTTTAACAGGTTTATCGTTAAAATAAAAAACAATAGTAACCGTATCGCCATCATACACATCAGTTACTTTAGCAATAGTTGTTGACCCATTGAATGTAAAATGTTGTAATTCATCGAAAGATTGCTGTACTAAATCTTGTGTGTGATATAGATCCATTTATTTGATATATGGATTCATTAATTGCTGTATTTATGTAGATTTATGAAATATTTGAAGGAAAATAGTGTCAAATCTTACGAATGAATATCAAAGTATAAAATCATATTTATCACCAATAAATAAAGTAATTTGTCAATATTTTCGACGAGATCAAAAAATTTTCAAGAATATAAATACGGGGTATTTCAATTCTTTCCATGTGAACATTATCCCAAATAAATAATATTAAAGGCGCATCAGCATCCGGTCTATTTGACCGAACTATTTCGATATGAAGTTGATTATTTTTGGCACATTCAAATATCCATTCTTCCAATTTGAAACAATTTGAAATATGCATTGATGGTTTGTTAGTTGAATATAATTCGATAGAATATAATGAATCTATTGTGAGATGATATATATATATATATATATCCGTATGTGCGTTCGCATTGATATTCAATTCTCCATGAATAATTTTTAACTGAATGGTAACATTTTCCCTATCAAACATGATGAACTCGTTATTGATAATTGATATGTTTTCACCGTTCATGTTGGTGAATATATTCATATTTATGCAGGAGATTATAAATTGTTTTAATTTCTAATTTGTGTTCGGGATATTGTTACATCAACTTAGTTTACCATGGATAGCCCGTTCGTATCGTGATTTGTCTTTCGATGCTAAATCACGATAAGGAGCTATTTCATCGTCACTTAGATTATGCCACGTTTCACCAAGAAATTTCCCCATTTCACCAAATGCTACCATAGGATTTTGTTCCAGTATTTGGGGTCGCTTATCTCTCAAGAAATACATGAAACTGGATAGAGGTCTTCTAATATCTTTCATTTCCATTGAAGATGTGTTATTTAGTCAAAGAAATAATTGATTTTCGCAAAATCAATTTTTGCCATAGACATTTAATAGGATGTCCGTTTCGACACATTTAATATTCGACGATATGCTCCTTATGTTAGTTAGGAGTATATGATCTTAGTTTGATTTTTGTTGAGAAAGATCAATATTCAAATTTGCAGCCAATCATAACCACAAATTTATCAAAAATACGACAATTGTCATGACCCCAATTTGCCCCAAAATTGGGGCAAATAGAAGCAAATCGATGAAATTGCAAATTTAAGACATATGTATCAACTTCACTTTTGTTAATAATTTAACAATTTTTATTATTTTATCATAATTTGACTCACTATTCCATATGTGTCATATGGATTTAACAATTTTACATATGATTAAAAATTAGACACATATGTCTTTATTTAGATAATGTGTAATGATATATTTAAAAATTGTTAAATTAACTTACATCATAAACAATATTATGATTCATACAGTGACACATTTTTGATAAGTTGTGATGAGCTACATCGATCGGAAAACAACTATTTAATAATTATTAAATAGTCATCGATTATCATTTCAAATCATAGGCATCACAAACAAATTTATTGAATAATTTTCTGCATCTGAGAAAGCAGCAGAGTTTATCATATTTTCCCGGGGCAACGAAAACTATCGAGCACCATAAATTCATAACTACAAATCATCCATATTTTTTTAAAAAAAATGTCATAAAAATACAATGTAAAAAATTTTACATTTAAAATTTTTTACAGTCAAAAGGACCTACCATCACCTTTTGATGATCGTAAACGAAAATCTTAAATTTTTGATATTATCTTAAGACGCTGTAATGATCACTTTAACTAAGTAATTCCATTTCGTCCAATCAGACTTTTTTTAAATTTTCAAAACTTTTTTTAAAATTTTTAAAAATTTTAAAAATCCAAAATTTTAAATTTTTAAAATTTTACAAATTTTTTACTTTAAGTTTTCATCCCAAAATTTAAAAGTATTTTCAAAGGAAAAATAAAAATTCATGAATTACAAATCCGTTTTAAAAAAAATGACTTTATGAAACCTCAAATTTATTCCATGATAAAATCTTGACAAAAATACGAATTTATCAAAGCAATGTTTCAAAGGAAAATTAAAACAACTTTGTGTCATATGGTAATACTTAATCATCAAGAGAAATTCGGTCTTTTGAATCCAAAATTATCCAAGATTTGTTCGTTCGCAGTTTTTCCGTGAGGTACCCAAATTTTTTGGATATGTGTCTCACGATGCGAGGTGTAACGGATTTCTTGAGAGCGTTTGTTCGGCTTGTTCACGCGTATCGAATATACCACTAAAGTTAACACCGCAACCTTCGCTGGTAAGTAAAGAAGAGTAACAGATCCATTTATTTGACATTTTTAATTTGCATCATAAAACTTGGTCAATATATCAATCAATTTTTAGTTGTTTGTACATATCTTATGGTAATTAGGTAAAATCACCACTATAAATAATTTTCATGATATCTAATGGTACATCATATTTTGTTCCGATCCGTACACAGATGGTCTTCATCACAATGTTCTGTCTTCGTAGTTGACGTCGTAAAATATAAGATCGACATGTTGTTGTGAGATCAATCCAGATCTTTATTACGTATGTAAATATACTGAATTTTTTCAATATCCCATACAACACGAAGTTAAATAAACTACATAGATATAAAATCGAAGACAAAAATCCCATTCAATCCAAACGACATTATCATCCTATGCCGTAATAGCATAATGATCCCCCCAACTTCCTGATGTCATTAGGAAAGAGATAACAAGCAATGCTACTACAATGTTCAGCACTGGATTTCCATGTATTCGGTATACATGATATAAACATGAGAACAGAAATGACATCGATGATATGAATAATAAAATAAAACCAGATAAAATCAACCGATCATTAATTATTTCATTATAATGCGTGATATATAACAACACGTTCATTACATGAAAATATGTAAACAACTCGATTGATGGTTGGTGTTATGTTTCTCATTCTCACAAACAAGGATAATTTTTACGAAATTTATGGACCATTTTCGTCAGATTCAATTTTTGATTTGTCAGTATATGTGGAAAACGTAATAATAACAGATTGTGTGTTGTCCAGGATTTATATACCAAAATTTGATTTATAATTCATATGGTCTCACAATGAACATAGATTTACGTAGGTGTATAATATCTTCAGATATTATATACCCTGGTTATCTAATGAGATGGACAGAATTTCCAGAACAAAATGTATCTCAGTCAAATGTCAATACGGCATTGACATTAACAGATCTTGTCATTGATTTTATTACTGAAACAAAGCCAGTTGCAACATCTCTTCGTGAGTTATATAAATTATTTCGTGAGCGGGGTTCTACACATATTGATGGCCATATACCGAGCAGACATGAATTTGTGCGCAGCATCGGGAAAATTTATGGTGCAGGAGTGGGATGATACCGAGCAGACATGAATTTGTGCACATCTATGGTGCACAGATGAATTATGGATATGATGGGCTATTTATCACGGATAATATGTAACTCGCTTGCCGTTGAACTTTGATGTGAAACATCAAATGTCATTCATACTTTTATGTCGATGCGAACCAAAATCACAAGATTTACCAACAATTGTGAAATTATTTCACCAAAATTGATAAATTTTTTCACCACTTGATATGATCTCATCAATTTAACTTACTTCACTCATGAGTTTAGGTTTATTCGAAGATTATGAACAATATCTGACAAAATACCAGAAAATTTATGGTGATAAAACTGTTGTATTATACCAAAACGGTATGTTTTTTGAGACATATGGTATTGATAATGATCGGGAAAAATTCGGTTTGGTTAAAGAGGTTTCCGATATGCTTAATATCCAATTAACTCGAAGAAATAAAGCAATAGTCACCAACGATCGGAAAAATTTCTTATTAGCTGGGTTTCCAGTAGCTCAACTTGATCGGTATCTGGCCATTTTAACTGAAGAAAATGGATATGTTGTGATCGTTGTGGAGCAAGTAACACCCGCTCCAAATGTAACAAGAGATGTAACATATATAGTGAGTCCTGGAACTAACATCAAATACATTTGTCATCCAAATGGTAATTATTTAGCGTCAATTTATATTGAACATGAAGGACAAAAAGTCAATCAATTCAAGCCAATCGATCTAGTAACTGTAGGCTTATCAGTTGTTGATGTTTCAACCGGACAAAATGTTGTCTATGAGGTGTCCAACATGGTTGATGATCAAAATCATGCATTTGATGAAACATACCGTTTTCTTCAAACTTTCCAGCCGCGGGAAATTGTGATTAATACGAGGCAATTAGATATGAAACAAGAAGAACTTGTTGCTTATTTCGATATTGGGCAATGTTTGATACATTGTCATCAAAATGCCATACCGAATGATTTTTATAAAACATCTTTTCAAAATGAGTTCCTTGGTAAAATTTTCAAAAATGTTGGTATGTTGAAACCGATTGAATTTGTTAATTTGGAAAAATATCCCACCTCAATCATTTCATATATTTTATTATTGGATTTCTGTTACAAACAAAAAGAAACATTAATTGACCAGATTGAATGTCCACGAATTTGGAACAACAAAAATCATATGATATTGGATAATAATTGTATCAACCAACTGAATTTGATTTCATCAAATAATCAAAAACATAGTAGTATTTTTAATCTGATTGACCAAACGAGTACTGCAATGGGTAAGAGATTGTTAAAAGAGAAATTATTGTTACCGTTGCTCAATCATCAGTTAATTGAAGAAAGATACAACTATACTGAGTTTTTCCGTCAAGAGTTCGAAAATCCACAATTGAATATCAAGCGTCTCGATGGTCATCAAAAATGTTACAAATTTCAAATCTACGAACCACATCTCAAAGTAATCAGTGATATTGAGCGGTTGCACCGTAAAATTTGTTTGAAAATACTACAACCTTGTGAGTTTTCATCATTAAATACATCTTATAGAGAGATCATTACTCTATTAACACTAATTGAGAATGAAAATTCGTCGTTGTTGAATAATTTATTCACATCTGATTTAAAAAAGAATCTGATTCAATTAGTCGAATATTATTCCAATATTTTGGATTTAAATGAATCTGTAAAATATAATACCAGCAATATATCTGGCTCATTTTTTAGGCGTGGTTACAATCAATCCCTTGATTCCATTCAGGACCAAATTACTGAATATATGTCATATTTTCAACAATTGGCGACACAAATGAGTAGTTTTATTACGAAGCCCACGGCGTCAAAAAAAACAGATACTGGTACCACAGAAAAATCTGTGGTTACATATGAGCACACGGAAGGACTTGGTTATCATTTAGAAATTACTACGGCGCGTTTCAAAACATTTTCTTCTAAATGTCTACAACCAATGACAGTTGAAACAAAATTAAACAAATACAGTGTCGACAAATCAACAATGGAGATCATCAATAATCGTGCAGGGAAAACTTGTAAAATTACTTCAACTGAAATGAAAAACATTTCACAATTGTGGGAAAATGCACGAGATCTATTATTAGTCAAGGTCATTGATGTTTATAGAGAATTTCTAGCACAAATTTATGACTCATATAATCACGTGATGGCACAGACTGTTAGCTTCATATCCAATCTCGATATGTATAAAAGTAACGCAAAAACAAGTTTACTTTACAATTATTGTCGTCCCGTATTTGAGACTGATATTAGTCTCGACCGGTCATCTCTAAAGGCTATACAATTACGTCACCCATTGATTGAACAAATACAAAACAAATGTCAATATGTTCCGCAAGATGTAACATTTAATAAACATCAAACAGGTATTCTATTATTTGGTGTGAATGCAGTTGGCAAATGTTATGACCCAGAGACACCCATCTTAATGTTCGATGGTGAAATCAAAAGATGTATTGATATCAAATTTGGGGATCAATTGATGGGAGATGATTCGACACCAAGGAATGTTTTATCAACGACTCAAGGAATGGGACAAATGTATGACATTTGTCCCTCGGAAGGTGACATAATTAGGGTTAATGGACCTCATATATTGACCCTTCTCCATGGTGGTTATAAAGATATAAACATAAGTTCTGATAAAAATAATGGTCAACATATCCACAAATATACCATTACATGGATCGATGGTGAACATCAAGTACAAGATAAATCATTTTCATACACGGAGAAAAATTATTCATATATTTATGGACTGGCGCAAGAGTTCTTAGACAATCTACCTGATTATTCAGGTCAAATTATCGAGATCTCTGTGGATGACTACCTAAAAAATCCTAATCCATTATGGAAATCAAATTATTATTTGTACAATACTGGTGTGGAGTTTGGTAAACAGCAAGTTGATTTGGATCCCTATATAATAGGATATTGGATAGGTAATAGTACCTTATACGACAGTGATATTACTATGACCGATCACAAATTTTTTATGAGAGTACTGCATAAGTACAATTTAATAAATAATAAACATATTCCAAAAGAATACTTGATCAACAGTCGTCAAAATAGGTTGAAATTATTCGCTGGATTGATCGATTCTGACTGTAGTTGTAGTAAAGGTGATGGATTAGATTTTGTTTTTGGGTCAAAAATATTGGCCAATGACTTATGTTATTTGGCGCGTAGTCTTGGATATATGACAACTATCTCGGAAGGTCATGAAACAATCACAAATATGAATAAAAATAGCGGATGTTGGAGAATTTATGTTGATGGTAATGATTTCACGGATATTCCATTATTATTAGAATATAAAAGACCGTCAATCAAACATAATAGGAATCTATTGACCCGGTCATTTCAAATAAAACCCACAGGCCTAGGAAATTATTGTGGATTTTTACTGGATAGTAATCAACGACACGTATTGGGGGACTTCACAGTCGGACATAATTCAAGTCTTATGAAAGCAATTGGTATTGCAACCATTATGGCACAAGCAGGCTTCTATGTACCCGCAAAGGAATTTATCTATACTCCATATCAATGTGTACTGACAAGAATTGTTGGTAATGATAATTTATTTAAGGGTCAATCATCATTTGCTGTTGAAATGGGCGAATTACGGGGTATTCTTAAGAGAGCATCACAATATTCTCTGGTATTGGGGGATGAAATCTGTCATGGTACAGAAACTATTTCTGCAGTCTCCCTTGTTGCTTCGGCTATCATTACATTATCAAAATTAGAATCTAATTTCCTATTTGCGACACATCTTCATCAATTGTCACAAATGGAACATATTACTGAATTGGATAATGTGAAAATGTATCATCTAAAGGTCAGATTTGATGAACAAGATGGAAAATTAATATATGATCGCCAACTAGGACAAGGACCTGGAAATCCAATTTATGGATTAGAGGTTGCCAAAGCTATGGATTTAGATAGGAATTTCATTGATTTGGCCAATGAAATTAGAAGGGAAATTATGGATATTAATGCATTCATCCCCATTAGGAAATCAAAGTACAATAAAGAAGTATATTTGGACCAGTGTGGTATACCTGGGTGCACCAATCGAGCAACAGCTACACATCATATCAATTTTCAGTCCCATGCGAATGATATGGGTTTTATTGATCATTTACAAAAAAACCATGTGTCCAATTTATTACCACTATGTAAGGATTGCCATACAATGTTACACGACGATCAGCCCGGACATTGGAAATATATCATTCGAAGTTATATAATGACATCTGATGGATTGAAACTTGACTATGATAAAATTCAAAATCCATCACGAATATCAGAAAATAATCAACCACGCAAAATCCTACTTAAGCTCAAATCCATAAAATAAATTCGATCTGTTCATTTGGTGGATTATATGGTATCAAACTGATATTTGAAAAATTGATTAATAAGAAATATTATTTATATAATATATCATATATCATATATTCGACAATGATCATTCCTATGGTATGTTTTAGTTGTGGGAAACCAATTGCACATCTGTGGTTAATTTATCTGGAAATGGTAAAATCTTTCGAAATAGAGAGAAACTCGGCAATAATTAGCATTTCTGAAAAGATACAGGATGAAGATGAGAGACAGAAGGTTATTGAAAGTTTACCAACTCCAGAATTTTTGGCTCTTATGAGGTTGAAAATTTTCCGACAATGTTGTCGAAGAATGTTTCTATGTCAACATGACATGTATGAGAAGATAAAATAAAGTCAACAAATAGATTTTTATACAGATATGTGATGAATTAATAAATGATTTCATCATATACCTATAAGATAAATAAAAAGTCAAAGTGGATTAATAAAATTATGGTACTTAAAATTATGGTACTTAAAATTAATTAATCAACAATATTGTATAGTATATGTCTTTTTTTGAGTTTGGTGAGTCTGATGATGCACGCTATATAACATCTTGTCAGTGTGAAATTGATGATCACAATAAACCTATGGAAGATTATGATATACCATATATTAAATGTGCTTTGTGTTCCAATGATTCACTAAATCATAGTATTGTATATGTTAATGAATCAGGTATTTGCTCTAAAAGCGGAGCAGTGATAACAATCAAGTCTCATAAAAATATCCATTTATGTCTTATGTGTATTGATAAGGTCAAATAGGATATGGTGTTATTATTTACTTTTTTCAGTTTTAATATTCATTTTTTTGTTGACCACTTTTCTGTAGAAAATAGATGTACCATCACGAATAATTTCGTAGACATCACCCCTTCGGTCTTTACTTGGAGGTTTGCCGAAATAATATCTGTTCATAGGATCATCAATGCAAACTGATCCAAGAATGACGCGTGTGGTTTGTGTCATCTTTGCTTCATATCTCTGAAGCAAATCAGAAATTTCTTTTTCTTTCATTAATCTCCATTTTGGTTGATATACATGTTTGGTTGGGTTAATATATAACTTATGAACATCAAACACTTCAAGAAATGGATGACCAACATGGTCAGTTTCAAATTTATATGGTGTTGAAGCAGTTCCCAATAATGGGTCATATACAATGATTAAATGTAATTTGTCCTCAGCCGAAAGAAGTTCCAAATCTTTCTCTATTTCTATGTCAGCTTCTTGTAGGAACTTTTTAAAAGCAGCCTTTATATCGGCGGGTTTTATTGCTTCACGAAACATTTTAATAAATACTTGGTTATCGTCTTTATCTGTGATATTAACTATTTCTAAGTGTTCATCACTAAACTCCTGTAATTTTACAGTCATTAATGATGGTAGAATCTCATATCCTCTATCAGTCAACATTTCGAGACATGTTCGTCTTGCTCCGAAATATAGACGCTGTGTAGTTGAATCCATTGTATATAATATAATTCATATATTATAAATTTATATGATCAATTTTTTATTGAGGGTAAAAAATTGATTTTATTATTATTCAATTAAGTTTGAAGAATTAAAATCATTAGAGTGAGATGTCAGCAATTAGGAGAATCCAGAAAGAATTAAAAGAAATCTCTGAAGAGAAAAGTGACCATCAAAACAAAATTTACAGTGTGTCTCCGACAGATGGAAACCTGTTCATATGGTCGGGTTACATATTTGGTCCACTTGAGTCTCCATATGAAGGAGGTGCCTTCAAAATTGTGATTGAATTTCCATCGAATTATCCATTCAAACCACCAAAGATATATTTTAAGACAAAAATTTACCATCCAAATATTAGTGAATCAGGTATTATTTGTCTTGATATTCTCAAAAATATGTGGAGTCCGGCCCTTAGTATACCCAAGGTATTATTGTCAATTAGTTCACTTCTTACGGATCCTAATCCTAATGATCCATTAGCTCCAGAAGTTGCACACGTTTATAAGGCAAATAAAGCGATGTTTGAACAAACTGCAAGAAATTGGACAGCCACATATGCACAAGAGTTGTAAATGATAATTGTATATCAGCACTTGAACTTTGTTACTTTTAAAAATTTGATTTTACATTAAAACAGATGTATTCTATTCTACATAAAATGGACGAAATTACCATATCTTTTGATGTTTTCAAGAGAAATTATGATGCATTTATGAAACACATTATATCTGAATACCATATATCTTTAACCGATCTACCTCTGGGTCACGCCTTAAATGTCTCATATATGGACTTACAAAAAGCGATTGATGAAATGACGGTTATTGACGAAATTGGTGTAGTGACACTCCATGTGGATGAAAGTGTCCACTGTGAGGATGAAGACTATCCTGACGATTTTGTGGATGAAAGTGACCACTGTGAGGATGAAGATGATATCGTGGATGAAAGTGACCACTGTGAGGATGAAGATGATATCGTGGATGAAAGTGACCACTGTGAGGATGAAGATGATATCGTGGATGAAAGTGACCACTGTGAGGATGAAGATGATATCGTGGATGAAAGTGACCACTGTGAGGATGAAGATGATATCGTGGATGAAAGTGACCACTGTGAGGATGAAGATGATATCGTGGATAAAACTGACCACTGTGAGGATGAAGATGATATCGTGGATAAAACTGATCATTGTGAACCGCATAAGTATCGTGATTTTATGGTTTATAATGATGAAAGTGAACATAAGGTTAATGAATTCTATGACCATTGTGTAAAATATGTATCAACAATCCCTGGAAATAACAATTTTGTGATGGAGTCTCTAACATATTCAGAGACAGAGGATAAACTAAAGATACTCTATGCACAAACAGATATGTGGGCAGCCTTGGCCCGGCAGGATTATACAGAACCAGTAATTTTCTGGGCTGAATCCATGAAGAAATACATTGTCTCAATGGTTCAAACTCAATTGCTAATAATTGAGACAATATCTGGCAAAATGCACAAGGGACAATATGTGCAAGATGAAGTTTTCAGAGTTCTTATTCAGTATGATAAGATATTTAAGGCTGAGAACCTAGCGTTCAATAAATTTCGAAAAACATTTTTAATGAAAGCCATTGAACTCATGAGGGATGGATTGGCATCAAGTATATTGGTTTTTGCTAACTATCACCCTGATCTAGTCAGTGATCAAATATATCCCATTTTGTACCATGATAATTCATTATATTCCGATTCAAACCTTGCAATATTAGAAAAAAGCCCAGTTTATGGTCAATTATATGAGAAATACGAGAACATTCTCCATAAATAAAGAGTAATATCCTCGAATCATATAGTTATCATTACTTTGGATATTGATGTAAGATTACTTTAAAATTAAAATTATTGAATAGATATAATAATCAATGAGTGATAAGAAACAAATACTCAAAATTTATAAACAATTCAAACTAATATGCAATAATACCATTAATTGTGGGAATTGTTATAGAGGATATATATGTGAGGGAAAATGCAAACATAGAAATGTTTGGTGTAGTGATTGTCGAATTATGATTTGTGGGTGTTGTTATCACACGTTAAAATTCAACAAAATATGCCCATCGTGTCAAAAAAATATCTGTAAATGTAAAGAATGTGGGCTTTGAATCAGATGATTTAATTGTAAAAATTGATTAATAATTATCCATTATATGACACTTATAATAAGTAAGATTTTCTCAATGAAAGAATTAATTGATATTATCAATAAACTACACACTATCAACGAACAGATTGTCGAAAAAGATAATTTAATTAACGATATGTCAATCATTGTGGATTTGGTTTCACAATTGGTCGTGGATGCTGATTTTATCCGATCAGAAATCTATCTTGACTTACGCGCAAAGTATCTTCTTAAAGTTGAAGAAAAACTGAAGAGTATGGAACAAGCTCGTGTAACGATTGAACCTGAAAATTTAACTACTACTAAAACGAAAAAAGATGATCAAGGGAAGCCGGTCAAACACTTCACCAAGGAAGAAGTACAGGGTCCAATTAGAACAGATATATTTGCAGCACCGAGCGCACGTCGAACATTCACTCGTAAAAAGGTCAAGAAAGACGATTCAGAAAAAAATGACGCTGAACCAACGAAAAAAGAGAAGTACATATCATTTAATGATAATAATGAAATATATTATATTCATATTATTGATAATGTGGATCAATATGACATCTATAATCAACAAATGTCGTTAGTTGGACATATGAAAGGACCCATCATTACACTTATTTGTAATGATGAAACATTGGAATCAAAAAATATTGATCTTCAGACGGTATTTTCAACAGATAAAGAATATCTATTTGGATCTTATATTCTTAATTCTGCTTGATAACAATGACCAATGAGTGCGCATTTTTTCGTGTGGATTTTTCCAAAAGTGAATATTTGTTGAATGTTTACCTAATGATTGAACATATGGTAAAATATGTTCGTCAATGACTTCACCAATTTTTTTCAGAATTGTCGAAGCACAATGTCTGGTATTGTATTGTGTTGAGCGTTTATACACGAGTAGTAATCGTTCGATCCAGCTATATTGGCGATTATATTTGAGTGGTGTGATTTTGAACAGTAAATTTTGCCATTGGTTATCACCTGCCAAAAATGCTCCAATTTCTGGGAAAATACCATCAATTCCGTCAATTTCATAGATATGTTGCGTGTCAGATTCATATGCAAATGTGAAATTATATACTAAATCTATTGGGTAAAAATCGTCTGAATCATTCTGCGTTAATCTGATAATTCTTTGGCTTGATAATAATCCTTTGTATATGTGATTAACAATTGCTTGATAAAATTGGTATAAATTTTGCACATTGAGTGAATATATTGTGTCAATGTTAATACGATTAAAGAATTGTCTGTCATCATCATATACATAATCATAAATAAAATGTTGGTATTCTTCGCAAGTGTATTCAATTTCTGTGAGTAATACAAGTAATAATTTGATTGCACGAATAATTGTATCTTTTTTTATTGGCATAAAAAAGGTTCTATTTTTGTCAAAATATCTGCCACCAATATATTTGAGACAAATGTCAGCAACATCAACGTATTTTTGTGTGTATAAATACAGAAACATCGTATTATATTCATATGGTGTGATTGACTTATTTTTTACGAAATTCAATAAATTAGTTCTATATTTGTGATATAGTGGTATGATTTCCTCAACGAATGATAGAGGATCATTATTATTTTCACTGGCATTAACTAAGGGATTGATATCTTCCATATAGTTTTCATCTGTGCCAAAAGGGTATTCGAGTTGTTCAGCAATGGTTGACAATAGAGGGTGTTTGACACCTGTACGCTCGCCATCCAATTTAACATATCCATATTCAACAGCAATTAAATCGTACTCCCGTAATGTTCCCCACGGATTGTATGTACTGAGTGTAGTCAAATCATTGAAGACATCAACATAATCCATAACAGTCGAGACATGATCTTTTTGAAAAACACCCATAAAGTTATGTCTTAGTCCTAACTGATGTCCTATTTCATGTGTTGCGACCCATGAAATATATTGTTCAATGTATTCTTTGCGTGTATCTATGTTACTGAGCGTATGACCGTTCATCACAAGATATCTCGTTGGATTGGATATAATTTTAATTAAATTCAATGAAATCATACCAAATAAAATTTCACCTGATCTGTGATCAGTTACACTCATACTAAACCCAGAATATGGTCCATTAAATTTATTGGCGGTTGTTCCAACAACATACCAAGAATTCATATCAAACACATCTATTTTCTTAGGATAATCTTTGTCACCATAACCAATAACTTTTATTGGTTGTCCTAATCCGAGTCTATCAAAATATTTATTCCATGAAAGGATACCGCTTTTGACAAATTGGTGGTATTCTTTGGGTATTGATGTATCAATGATGTATATCCAAGGTTGTTTTTCCAGGTTGAGACGGTTGATAATAACTGTTGGATTTCCAGTTAGAGGAGGGTATGGATCAATTTTAAAATTTGAGTAAAAATAACCGATGCGTGGGTCACCGACTCGTCCCACCATTGGTGGATCAGGTAACTGATATAAATTAACCAAATAATCGATAGAATAATTTGATGTATTAGTAGAATTACCATTTTTAATTGCACCTGATATTTTAATTCCGTTTGGAAGTGAATTACATTCGTAAAAATGTGTTGAAAAAGTATCACTTTGTCGTAACCTTTTAAAATCATCAGAGTCATATGATATAAACATCAGATATGATTCCATTAGAATATTAGAGGAATATCCTGCGATCCAATCAGTTACGTCAACATAAAAGTCATTATTTAAATTCACAAGTTTGGATATAATAGGTACTCCAGACCAGACATTCGGATTATCTGAAACTGTGATTTGACAATATTTTGGATCAACTGGATTAATAGTGAATTTGACTATTAAATCAGAATCAATTCCATGCAAGTAAAATTTGGTTGGTTCATAACCCTGGACGGCAGTGATACCAAAACATATAATGAATTCACTATCCTTGAAATCATCTAGTCTCAAATATATCTTATTTTCTTTGACGACGCCTTGCATATTCTATGTATACAAATATACATAGAATTATAAATAATGATTTATTTATAATAATGAAGATCTATATTTCGTTGACGAGTATTTATGACAACCAAGATGAACTATTGTTGACATTACGCAGTATTCGTTCACAAACAGTATTACCAAATAGATGTTATATATATTTATCTGAAGGACCATATTTACTTGATAAAGGATTTAAAGATCGGCAATTGAAGTCTGATCTTTCCAAATATATTCAACACCACAAAGATTTATTCAAAATCAGATGGTGTGAAAACATAGGTCCTTATCGTAAATTAATTCCATTATTAAAAAAAAAATGGAATGATGATTGTTTGATTATCACAATTGATGATGATACAATTTATTCCCCGACAATGATTGCTAATTATTTGGAAGATTACAATACTTATCATTGTTGTGTTTCCTATCGAGGATTCACTCCAGCATTCACTCTTTCACTAAAGGAAATTTCATATTATAAACATGATCAGCTAAAACCAACATATTTATATAACTTCCACACAGGAAAAGGTGGTGTAGTTTATCATCCGTCATTTTTCAAGAAAACCAAAGATATTATATTTAACAGAGATATTTATCGCAAATGTTGCGAAACTGGAGATGATATATGGTTTAATTTTATGAGAATAGCAAATGGCGTCCCGTGTCATGTTGCAAATAAACAATATATGAAAAAAGACCAAACAACGACACATTCATTGTATAGGAATTTCAATATGAAAAATGATCTCAATACCATCAATATCCAGAAAACAATCACAGAATTGACTAAATTAGGTTATCTTGGAGATAACTATCTTACATTTGATAGTACTGAATATTGGGAAACACGTTATAAAAATCAAGGCACTTCAGGAGATGGAAGTTATGGTAATAAAGCAGAATTTAAGGGTAAAATTATCAATGATTTTATTCATCAGAAGAAGATTGAGACTATTATTGATTTTGGAGTTGGTGATGGGAATCAATTAAAGTATATCGATATAGACAATAAACACTATTTAGGACTTGATGTTTCAAGTAAAGCAATTGATTTATGTAAAGAAAAATTTGCCAAGGATGAATCTAAAACATTCAGAACACTCACAGGGTTTGATTACTCATCCAGAGCTGATTTAGTTCTTTCACTTGATGTTATTTTTCATTTGGTTGATGACGGTATATATACACAATATATGACTCATTTGTTTGAAATGAGTAACAAATATATTATTATCCATAGTGTAGATATGGACTTCGTTGAGGCAACTCATGTCAAATTTAGAAAATTTACTCCCTATGTGGAACAAAAATTTCCTCAGTGGAAATTGGTTGATATAATTCAAAATTGTTTATGGATGGGACAGGCTGGTCAGATGGCTTTTTATATTTATGAATTGATTTAAAGGAACACCAGTCAGATAATTATATGAATATGAAACAAACCAAAAAAGAAAAGAATTTTCACAAATTCAAGAATGAATTCGATAAAGGACAATTGTCGCGCGAAAAATTACTCCGGATTCCTTCAGAACAAGCAGAAGTATATTTAAGAAAACAATTGCAAAAAATACAATAAAGAAATACATTTCACCTGTTGTCACTGTGCAATGACAGTATTATATGAAGATAACGGAACAGTAACTGATGATGAACTCATTAATGATACTGGATTCGGAAAGTAAACAATTCGTGGTTTGTTATCTGTTAACAATAACAAACCAATATATTGTCAGATGACTTTATATCCACAAATTAAATGTTTTCTGTGACAGGATACCACCATATCTATATGGGTCCTTTGACCTCAATTCTCGCATTGGATGATTTTATGATTATCTTAAGTCATAATCGGATCCACGTCTTATATATAAGAATATTATATGACAAAAAACATTTAAATGCGTATCAAAAGGTCTATAAAGAGTTAACTTATTGTACGATGACTTCTTTTATTGGACAGTTTGGAATGACATACTCCTTCGAAATAAGATCATTGACATGATCAATGAATACAAACTCATTTGTATTTAATTGTTTATATGTGGAATTGATTATATTGGCTCGATCTTGTCTGTTGGAGATAAGTGATATGGGAATGTTGTTTGGCAAGGTAAAGATACAGTCAACATCAATATATCTCATAATATTTGGTTTATTCCTCAATTGACCCAAATTCGTGGTAATTGTAATAATATCGAATTTCTTGGATATTTTTAACAATTTTTGGATACATTTGATATCTCTGTTATGTGGTTCATCGATGATAATCATTAGATAATCACTGATATATCTTTTCCCGGTAATGTCGAGAAGCAGTTGATTTAAATCTTTAATGTCTTGTATTTTTTTATATGGATAATTATTGGATGTATGAGAGTAGATCCAAATGTCACTATAATTCATTTTGTTGAGCAAATTATCGAGCAAATATGTCTTCTCATGAGCTGTTTGACTAGAAATTAAGATATTTGCTGGATTTGGAAAAACACAATTCATTATGTACTGATCAGTCAACTATTTAGATCATAAAACCCAATCAATTTTTCTGAATATTGACATAATCTTAAGATTATGTCAATGTTGAAACTCAGTCATGTAACATATACTAAAATTATAAAGGTATAGAATGTCAATCATTAGAGAGCATTGCTTTCTAAACTCATACCTGATGAAGACATATTGATGTGACGGATCAATTACCGATGATGCCAAATATTCTTACTATCCTTGTTGACTTCAATTGATGCTTCTTTTTCTCAATATTTCGAGTGTCCTGACTATTTTTACATAATGTCCCATTGGAAGTGCCGATTATGATGTGTATTAATATTTGAAATCATAGAGTAGTTCGTAACTGAAAGGTTAATTTTAGTGTGATTGTTTTTGGACTCATTTCTAAATCGTCATAATTAAGATATATTGGTGTATATTTCATCAGAGTTCAACATCCTGCTTGAAATTTTATGGTGATTTAAGACCTATGTCTTTGAAAAATCAAATGATTTTGGTAAAATTATACATCCATTTGTCTTTTCGTTTGTTATTGATATTTCTGGGTCAACATGGAAAAATTGTTCTTTCTTAATACGGGGATCTAATTTACTTATTTCTTTCTGAATTTTGTTAACAATATATTGATGGACTTTCAGATATTGTACATCATCACGTTCTGGTGTGTGATCAAGTTTTCCGAAACATTTTTTGAAAAATTTAAAATAAGCGTCCCGTGTTTCTGCAGTATTATCTAAACCAACCGAAAATATAATAATTTCAAATAATGTGGTCTGTTAAAATATTGTGGTAACCAGTCAACTCCACTCTGAGCAATTGTTGATAATTCAAATGCCATCATCATACCTAATACATTACGACGAATATCTGCATAATGATATCTAATTTTACCATCATAACAATTAACTGATTGACGACAATTTTCAAATGTATCTCGTATTGCAACCATTTGTAATCCAAAATCAGTTAACGTAGATTTTGGTGTTGTATCTCTGATGTACTGCAGAGATTCTGGTTCAAAGAAATCTTCACATAATAAATCAATACAATGGTCACTTATTTGTGTAATTTGAGACAACCATTTATGAACATCATAGTGGTCCATAGATCCATGGTCTTGTTTATTACAGATTAATTTCGTGGTGTGTGCTTCACCTAAAAAGAGGAGACTTTATCAAATATGTTAACATAATGGAAACTAGTCGGTCCAGATAGTTTAACCAGTTGTCTTGGATTGGTTGCTTCACCTGTCTTAGTATATGCACTTAGATACTTTTTCCGTTCAATTGGGTTCATTGATTTCAAATATGTCGTAAATTTTCTCTCAATAATTTTCAGTTTCTTGCACTCTTAATATTTCCATATTTTCTCTTTTTCTAATTCTTGAAAAAGTTTTCATTATCCACTTCAACTTCTTGTTCTTGTTCTTGTTCTTGCCTTGGTTGTTGTTTTATTTGTGGTTTTTGTCGAGGCATTTGATAAATATTTTTCTCTTCTTCCTGAAACCCCCAACCTGATTCATCACGTTGTTGATTTATTTGTGGTCTTTGTCGAGGCATTTGATAAATATTTTTCTCTTCTTCCTGAAAACCCCAACCTGATTCATCACGTTGTTGTTTTATTTGTGGTCTTTGTCGAGGCATTTGATAAATATTTTTCTCTTCTTCCTGAAAACCCCAACCTGATTCATCACGTTGTTGTTTTATTTGTGGTCTTTGTCGAGGCATTTGATAAATATTTTTCTCTTCTTCCTGAAAACCCCAACCTGATTCATCACTTTGTTGTTTTAGAGGTTTGCCATTGCCTCCTGATTGATGTTGGTAGCAAAACCTCTTATCGTGACCTTGATGAGAACTAACTGTTCTTCGGCATCTTGGATTACCAAGTTTGTTTGTTCTGTGCTGACACTGTTCCATATATATTACTATATAAGATTTATATAATTTATTCATTTTCAAGAAAACGGCAAATTATTATCATATTCTGCCATCATAACGAAAAATGTTGATAAACCACACAACTTGATAGGAGTACTGGCAACAGGTGCTGATTGATCAATTATATGTTCTTGATAATGATTGTATTCATGGTCTTGATAATGATTGTATTCACGATCATGACAATGATTGTATTTATGGTCTGTGTTAATTTATATTTTATTTACTTCGGCATAAGTGACCAAATGTTAAAAAATTGAAATATATAAAATCAAATTGCTTAAACTACATATAATAAATTGAATACTATGGACAATAATAAGTATGTTAAAGCGTGGTTAAACTATAATTGTTCTCAAGGGAATAATTGGATAGTGATGTATAAATTTGATGAAATCATCTCACATGAAGGACGAAGATACTTCAAAGTATCTGGTAATCAATTACATCAAATGGAGCTGGATACATTAAAAGTCACATCAAAAGATTTAAGTCATATTTATTTTACACATATGACAGATAGTATGTTGATTACGTTGGTTGAAATGTATGATGGGGAACTTTATCTGATATCTAATAAAGTGAATATTATTGATCCTTCTGAAGAGGAAACACCTGTTGAGACAGATCAACACGCTACGATTGATCTCACAGACGAAGTGATTGATCAATATTTGGACAAACAAACAGCTGTGAAAAAAGTTGACAATGTGTTACCGTTACCACAATTAGAATCAATTGAATCTAATATTTATAAATTGGACAATGTGTCACAGATAAGGAGTTGTCTCACCAGAAAAGATAGGAAACTTATTGGAATTAAAGACAGTGAATGGTTGAGTGGACAACTAAAGAAAATTCAAAAAGATGAACTCAATCATCTCAGTTTTATGGATTTTATCCATGTTGCTGAAATGGACCGATATGTTCCATTATTGGATCAATATATTGACCAATTAGGGGACACGCTAAATCTGATGTATAACTATTCCGTGACATCTGAAAAACTGATCCAGGTTAAGGATCATCACAATATTAAACAATTGATTCTTTATCAGAATTTCCAAATTAATGATTTTGCATGGTTGAAGAAATTTCCTAACATCAAGCTATTAAATTTGTTGTACAGTCACCAACTGGAACAAAAACATTTCGAGCAAATTACGCAAATATTACCAGAACTTGAAGTTGTTAACATTCATTTTTGTTCGAGAATTAATGTTAGAGTTTTGATTCCATTGCTCAAATTGAGAAATTTGGCCAAATTGGCAATTGATGATTCTCAATTTTGGTGTCAAAAATCAGTACATGAATTATTTATTTTACCTCATGAATGGAAGAATGTGTTTTGTCCATCTTTACAAAAGGTAGCCGTTAATTCATATAATTTGACAATGGATATTATTGATTATTTGCTCGCATCATGTCCAAATATCAATCAGATGACAGTTGATGAAAATGTGCTTAAATTACTGTCTAAAAATATCGAAGGTGGTTTAGAGAAGACTGAATCAATTATTTTCAATTCGTGGCAGAATCCAAACAAAGGATTCAAAGTACAAAAAAAAATGTTCTTTAAGAATTTATTGAAAGATACATACAATAGCCAACTGTTTTCAGATTCAATGTTAAAAAAAATTAAGGAAATTCGTGCAAAGAAGGGTGAAATAGAACAAACATCAATGGATGATAAACCTTTAACAGACAAGGACAAACAATAAATCAGTTTTCATCTGCAACTTCAACTTCAACTTCAACTTCAACTTCAACTTCAACTTCAACTTCAACTTCATAACCATAGTATTCTTTGTATTCTTGAATAGAATTGAATGTTTTATTGAGATAATCTTCTCCCTTAAAAAGGAACGGTTCAAATTCACCTAGGCCCATAGTAGTTAATAGTAACCAATAGGTACAATTATCATCTATTAAATTAAAATGTATCTTCATTGATGTAATCCGATCAAGAAAAATATTGGCGACATGATTTTCTGAAGAGTTCAGTAGAATGATCTTCAATTTTAATCTCATATGGACCAGGTGCTTTAATGTTGTCATAAATAACTGTCTTTTTATCATAAATAAAGAGCCGTGAAATTAAATGTGTTCCGTCATGTTCACTATAGATCAAACAACAATATTTTTGACCTAACGAATCCTTATAAACTTCATATTCTTGCTCGTATACAGTAAAACCTATACCAGCAAAACTATCAAAATGATACCAATCACGCCCCATTTCAAGCAATGTATTTATTTTCATTTGAATATGAGAAAATAATTACAAATCAAATTTATTTCGGATATGCTATGGTTTTAATAGCATTTAATAGTTGGCGAATTTTTTTGATTGTGTGTGTATAATGAATTGTGACGCGCACCCACCCAACATTGGGAGGCTTTGTGTCCAAATCAGGTAATCCAATTAAATCGTGTCCGTATGGTCCTGCACAAGAGCATCCAGAGCGAGTTTCACAACCATACTTCTCAGATAATAAATGACAGACGACACTGGGGGGAATTTTCTTTATATTGAATGAAATAATACCAATACTGTGTTTACATTGGCGGCCATAAATATGACAACATTTGATCTTTTTTAGATGATGATAAAAATACTCAAAATTATTCTTCTTTGTATGGCGAATGAAATCAAAACCAATCTCATTTCTTAATTGATAAGCCAATGTTGCTTTAATGAATTGTAAGATCGGTGGCGTACCGGCAGTTTCACGTTCAAATATATCATTTTTATATATTTGGATTGATCGATTCACGTAATCAACGGTACCACCGCCAGCGAATGTTGGTGGTAATTTGGTATCAATTAGTTTGTGATCGATAACCAATAGTCCACAACTACCAGGACCACCGAGTAATTTATGTGGGGATAGGAACATGACATCGTATAAATCAGCAGGAATATTGAAATACGGTGAGCTGACAACGGCATCAAAACAGACAATACCCTGGTATTTCCTCAAAAGTTCAGAAATTTGTCTGTATTGTGAAATGATGCCAGTCACATTCGATGCCACAGAAAAAGACCCAATAATGGTGCGATGTTGATTTTTAACGAGTAGTTTCTTGAGTTTTTTAAGGTTCGGCACTCCGTCCCGATCTAATGGTATTCTCTTTACTTGACATAAACCTTCTCGATAACTGAGCTCATTGGAATGATGTTCATATGGTCCAACAATGACTAGTGGCAAGTGGTGATGATTGTGGTGTATATGTAGTCTTTTTCTGGTTTGCGGGGGTAAATAGATCCCCATTAATTCTTGAAATTTTTTGATGGCCCCAGTCGAGCCAAATCCCGTGGGAATAATGATGTGTCTATCTTCTAATGATAACAATGAATGAAGATGTCTATAAGCTTCCATGTAATAAATGTTGGTTTGATTTGCTAGTTTACTTTCCTTAGAGTGAACATTAGCATAGGTCAATAATACATCATTGATTCGTTTTTCGATGGGTCGAAACGCTAACCCCGATGCGGTAAAATCAAAGTAAGTTTTTTTCCTTATTCCAATAGTATTCCTCCGTAAGTATTTAAGTTTGGATTTACATGCTAAAGATGTATCTATTATTGGACAATATAAATCATGTACATTCATATTATTATATGAATACTCAATATTTTTTCAATGTATTGTTATTTTGAATAACATATGGAATAATTTCATAAATAGATCAATGTAATTCTACTAATTGTGCAGTTGATTTTTGTTGAAGACCCTGGTGTGTCAGTTGCCGTAACTTATTTTTATTTGAAAGTAGTAGTTATGTCAAATCATTCCTATCTTTTCTCAGTTATTGATGTAAATAACTACACATTTTTGTGTAGAATACTTTGATTTGTTATAATTTTCACTTTATAACAACTATCAGTTCAACAATCCAAAGAAAAATGATTTATAATTACATCAGTGATTTCTATCACTTATATAAGTTAGATTATGTCCAACACAACAAAAATTATCTCACCGACACATGATTCATATATTGATTATAATATTCTACATCATCCTGAGGAAAGTCGCCTAACTGGACGGACTATTACAGAATATGATGATATGGGGAATGAACAGCGGAGTTATCTAGAAACTTATATTCATCATAAATATGATACTCACCTGTTCACATTGGTTTTCAATAACGGTGATAAGTCATGGTGTTCGGTGCGTCGTTATCCGCATTATTCTCAAAATGGACAAAATCTTCGCATTGGAAGAATGTTCAGATACTATAATAGTTTACGAAACCAAAACGGGTTCTGTATTGACGCATTTGAAAGGATCTGGATCAACCTTGGTTTATTCTCCTCCACACAAAAAAATAACAGTAGCATGTGATGATGGGTTAAAAACTATCATATATGATGTAAATACAGTGGTATGTTTGGTCACACTTGATGGTGTAACACCAATCTATGATTCACATGATCTTCTTGCGACAACCAACGGTGACCACATTTTCTGTATGAGACTGTGAATTGGTCTTTTTTATCAAAACTACCCGGTATACGTCCCGTTTTTTCACCAGATAAACGAACAATTGTGACACAACATGTCACAACACATCAAATCAATGTTTTTGATTTGAAAACATATAATCTCATCATCCAAATCGATCATGTTGATTTTTGTCAATATTCTCCTAATGGTCAACATATCCTTATCAGTACATGTTATACACATCAACTCTGTGACACCCAATCTTGGACACTAGTTCGTCTTTTACATGGATATGAACCAACATTTTCTCCAAATGGAAAGTCAATTGCCCTATATTCAGCTCATGGTTCATATGTATATAAGACCTCATCGGGAAAACGTCTGGCAAAATTGTGTGACGTATGTCCACGATATTCTTGTGATGGACAAACCATTACAACTAATGGTGGACACACTTACAAAACTGACCATTGGACATTGGTTGAAGGAACGGATACCAAAATTACCTCATCCAATTGAACAAAATGTTGTCCAATGAATAATTTATGATTGTGAACTAACTTCAATCTGACACAGTGGATTTGACAAGTTTATAATTGAAAAGTATTAAGGTTTGATAATTTAATACAAATTTTTCACGAATGTACCAAAACGTCAATGTTTCATACAAACATTGACAGGAACACGTTGCTGTCGGAATATTGATATTGGATCTGATTACTGCTGACAACACGCTGAGAAGCGTATCTGATCGAGGGACAGATGATAGTTATTTTTAGAGATTTCTTCACCAATGACATCAATGATGTGGTCAACACACATCATTGCTAAATAAAATAATCAAAAAATGTAATTGTTATTGTGGTTATAATGGTCAATGGTCTCGAAATTTAATGAACTTTGTAACTGATTTTTCTCTGATTAAATACTAAGGATTAATTGGTATTCCAGAAACTGATAATTTTGATTGTGGATTCTATGAATTGGTCAACTGTTCTTTTTTTGTTATTTCACAACCAACAAATGTCTGATCAAATTCCTGTGGAACTATTTTATATTTTATGTTCTAACAAGAATTTCTCGATGCCATTTCTATAGTTCTTGAGCACCGGTGGGAAATTTCTGGTATCAATAATTGATACATTTGGTCTTGATCAAGACCGCTGATGAACATATCTATCATATCATTAAAATCTTTTGGTTGATTTTGACAAACAAATTCGATCAATTTCGAGTTGTAAACGGGTGAGTCATATCCAAAATTAGTGACGCATTCAATCAACTTATGTAGACTTGAAATATTTGGTGATTTGATCATTTCTAAGTATTCATGAAGATGTAAATGTCTACCAATTATACATTGAATAGCATACTCGTCAAAATTTATTCTGGGATCTTGACCACCAAAAATATTTCCAACAGAATCCTTAATTGTGATGTATGATGGCAGTGTAATATGATTTTGAACTAATTGCCGGATAGCATGAAATTCAAATGGATTTATGATCAAATATGTATTGTGTTGTGTATCTTTGAGATAATAATTTCCGGCTAATAAATTTCTATATTGATCCAGATGAATATATGGTGAAAGATAAATATTATTATCCAATAATAAGGACCCAAATATTGATAATTCGGTGGGTTTTGCCGCATATAATTTATCGAATATCATTTTGCAATAGATAAATAAGTAATCTCTTCTCTTGGAATGAGATATGGGGTAAGTTTACATGGACTACTTGATTTCCGTATGTAAGCCATTTCTTTTTGTATTTGTTTTTGTACTTTCTTTTCTTTTGATTTTTCTTTGGCCAATGATGTATCAGCCATTATATCCGTTTGAATATATTCAGTATACATTTCCTTAGCCAGAGAAATGTCTAAGATTTCTTCAAATAATTTCTCCAAATAATTTACTTCAATGGTTCGATCATTTTGATTGAGGTAGTATTGATCGAAATACATCAAACATTTGATTTGATAATTTTTGGGTGAGATTTGTTTATTAATATAACTCAGATTTTGCATTAATAATTTTTATGAGCTGACCCGACCAGAATATGCGAATCATTTTTATATAAGAATAACAAGAGTGATACACGTGAATTAATGTCACTTTTTAATTTATCCGTTACTGCGAAATCAACTTTGTGACCATAGTTAATATTTCGTAATCTGAAAATACATTGTGAAACATCTGTTAAAGTATTAAAATGATTAACGGTAACTAATCCCCTTAGAATAGGGGATTGTTTAATGTCAATACCGATTGTATGACGGTGATCATAGTAAACAAAATTATGATTATTCACGATACCCATAAATGGTGTGCTAATGTGAGTTTAGGGTCAGATACTTTGACTTTATCATCGTCGTCAATATAGATGACAGATTTATTAGGTAGTAAATGTTGTATTTTGGACAATGGTTTCGGTATCATATTCTTTCAAAAATGCTCCAGCATCTAATAAAGAATCATATTTGGTGGCTAGATTTAACAATTGTTCACCATTTGTTGTATCAATCATAACATTTTCATGATATGGACCTAAAGCACCAAGAATTCCGACATAAATGTTTCCATATTCTACTTTATCTTTTCGAACATTTGTGAATTCAAATAAATTTGGAGGCAGTTGAGATACAGAATAATATTGAGGTAATTCACTGTTGACGATACCAGTGAATCCTATTTTATATGTACATGACGTTCTAGTCATTATATCAATAAACGTGCAATTAGCGTATCTTTTTGAATATGTGATCTCTGGTATGATTATATGTTTGAGATATCTAATTTTATCTGATCTTGTCATTTTGCTCAATATATTATGCTAATCGGTGTCTGTTAGATTTTGTTTCACAAAATCGTTAACTGTCAAACATGAGTAATTCGTCTGAAGATGACCACTATATAATTGTTCCATAACTGTGTAACGTTCAGATTCATGTTCGATTATATTTTTAACATCACTTATACGTAGATCCACTTGTAACATAGTCAAAATAGTCATTACGGTGTCCGCGAACTTGGTTCCATTTATTGGTCTTTTAACATGAGAATATGGAACCGCTATGAACTGTTCACTGTGAGACGTTTCCGTTGGTAATCCATAATCTTTGTTTAATTCCAATTTACTGGAATGGATATTGGGTATCGTTATGACGAATCTTTCAAATGAATAATGTAATTTTGGATCACGATATTTCTGATTTTTAAGAAATGCATCCAATAATGAATTATATTGACTATTATATTCATTTTCATAAAAATCATTCGAATTGCACACATTAATCCCATAGACGGTTCTAATAAGATTGCGTCAAGTGTATCGACGATTATACTAGTAATTTCCGTGTCAATTAATCCGATGATATTATCTTCTTTCAGAATTTTATTGAAATTGCTTATATTGGGATTGTATAAACTATCAAATTCATCGAAAATAACCAGACTATGATCAAGAAGCATAGTTGATAACGTTTTATTATGGGTTTCTACAATATGTAGATGTAATAGTTTAAAATTGACGTCGTTTGTCACAAAAATTTTCCTGAGGGAATTTACTTTGTTTAACTTGGAGGAATCATTTTCAAAATTGTAATGATAAATTGTGGTATTTTCTAAAATTTGTGAATATTTAACCAATAAGTCGACTGTTTGGGCAATCAGATGATTTGGCAAGACAATAAAAATATTGCGAATTCCTGAATACAATGGATCGGTCAAAATATGTAGAATGATCAATGGTGTCAATATGGATGTTTTTCCTTTACCCATCAATACATGAGGAATTTCATAACTCATGGGCTCCTGTGTGTTGGTGATAATTTTCTTCGGGTGAAGTTGACGAATGATAGATAATTTTTCCCCATTAATAGGAGTAGGTATAATTGCACAACTGGGTAATTTGGTCTTACTATTCCTTACTGTCATATTTGTTTGGATTGGTTGTAAAATGGTTGAGTATGAAGCAAATTGATCTATGCGAATCGTATTACCAAACATTGGTTCAAATAGTAAACATTCGGTCAATCGATGACTAGTATAAATATCACTTTTATTGACGAACGATATTATTTTTCTCAATTCGGAACAAACAGCTGAAGATCCATCAATAATGCGTTCTTTTAATTTCATCAAGGTATTTCGTAATATATTTGCTTCCAATATCCGATAATATAATGAAGCAAAAGCTATCAGTTGTTGATTAAAAGACAATAGAATGTATGGTTTATACATACGATATTCGAACAATTTTGTACATAAATACTTTATGTACTGGTTTAGTAACATTAATTTTTGGTCAAAGTACGCATTTGTTGTAATTTTTCCCTTTTATCAATATCTGTTCACATTTTTCATATTGTGTGTAGAATAATTTCAAGTCTTGATTCATACATCCACAAAATCTTGATCATCCGCTTGTGGACTTGTCACGAATGAATCGAACGGTTGTTTTTTATGGTGTATAAAGTGAACAATTCATCATAAATATCATTCCACCGAGAACTGAATATTTCGGGTGTTGACTCATAACTACCGAAATGTGGGATGATGTTCAGTAATTCTGGGTACATATTTCGATTGATAATTTTTTGTATTTACCATCTAGATCAACATTAGAATATAACAATTCTTTATTAATGAAATAAATGTTGAGCCAACAATTATATGTGGTATTGGTCGCAGGGCATCTGTGGTCATTACCGGAAATTTATACGTGGTATTGGTTGAAACGTTATCTTTAATCTGCAGCAAATATTTAGAGGGTGTCCAGAAATACAAGATTGGTAAAAAATTCAAAAGTGATTTACTATTCTTTCCAGTAAATCATTTTGAGTCATATCTATCAATGTAGTATCTGATTATTTTAGAGGGTGTCCAGAAATACGATCTTCATTAAAAAGATTAAAATAATTTGTATTTTAATCTTTTTAACGAAGATCGTATTTCTGGGCACCCTCCAAGTGAATTGTTGATAATCGCTGAATCCGTTTGCGAAAACAATTGCTGTGAGAGGTTTTTGCTATAACAGTAGTACATCAGTACATAATATATACTGTGGTAACTGCATGTTCCAGTGATTTGTGGCTGAATGTATTCAATTGTTTTTAGAAAAATAATACCTTTATGATTAGAGAGTAGTGTATCGCCTTCATTGTTAAAAAACGCGTAATTAATTGATAAAATGTATTAATGTTTGAATATATATATATATATATATATATGAAATTTAAATACACGATAAAGACACAAAAAATTTTGAATTGTTCGACCGTAATAACATTACGAACGAGCCCGGCGTATTTATCAGGTGATTTACTCTAATGATGTTCGAGACCTTGGACACTGTTCGCTAATATGATTTCTATTGAGTCATCAAGTTTATGACAATATATACAGATCGCATGACCCCCATCTGGGTGATCATAACCACCTAGTAAAATAACTTCTTTCAACTGATTAAATTCTTCAACAAGTGGATCAACGTATGCCATTAATGTCTCTTCGAGTGCGAAATAGACATCACGAAAGGTGGATAACGTGTTTTTTGTTGGTCGCCGTCATGCATTGGAGTTTTACCACCATCATCATCAGCTTTTTGTTCATGCTGGTGTACATTCAAATCCATTTCAAAAGATTCAATGTATCCTTCATCAGAATTATCACGTCTATCATATGGATCACAGAGTGCAACTAACTCGGTATCTAATGTGTGTGGCTCACTTGGTAATTCAATTCGAGGATATATTTTTGGTAATGGTGCTAACGAATGGGCAATTGAATCATAAAATTTGAGTGATGAATGTAATAAATTAGAAAATTGTTGAACTCCAGATATTTATTCAAAATTAATAGAAGATATTCCGTAAGACCACCCAATTTATCCGAAATATAAGGCTCGCGACAGATATGATGAACGGCATTTCGGTATTGTGTATAAATGTCTTCTTTCGAAAATCACCCAATATTAAACGATTGATCATCTGTCTTGGATAAATGGTCGAAATGGCCGTTGAAACAGGAGTATATTCATTAAAGTCAGTAACATCGATGTTAATTGACCTAATTGACCCAAAATAATATTCGACATATTTATGAAATGGTTCACCATCAATATAACGCTCGACAGATTCGCGACTCAAACTTTGTAAACATGTTAAATGAACCGACTCATCATTTGACTCAATATAATCGATACGTATCGAATATAATTTGGGTATATTTTTATCCTGAGAGTGTTCAGTCTTATCTGATTGAGATTTTCTGTTTTGGTAAGGGATCTAAACATTCAATACCCTTGTCATAAAATGATCTAATTCAGATTGAATGAGATAATTGTCACTATATACTCCCCTGGTTGCTGTTAGGTAATTGAATGATTGAGTTCTGATTTGGGGGAGTCTCATTAATTGAGAGGTGCATGGTAGAATAAATGAGTCTATAATGTATGTCCGTTTTTTGAGATGTAGACATTTATATAATAATTATACACAACGTATTTTCAAATCATTTTGCATTGATTATTTGATAAAAATTGAATCATAATATGAGAATAATCATATTATAATGATTAATAAACAGATTTTCATAATGACAACTCCTTATGTGCCGCCGCATCTGAGAAACATCCCTCGAGATACACGAGATACACGATCTACGAGAGATGTTTTAGTGAAAACAAATGTCATAAATAAGGAAGAGGTTCAACCGAAACCAAAAAAATTGACTGAATCAGATTTTCCTGCACTATCTGGGGTTAAGAAACCCCATTGTCCAAAACAATGTAAGCAAAGTTGGGCAAATGTTGTCCAATCTGCTATTGAGGCAGATGAGAAAAGAGAAGAAGAGAGACTTGAAAAAGAACGTTTAGAACAACAGAAAAAGTCTGATGAAGAAAAAAAGAAGCTATCTGAATCAGATAAGGGGTGTCATAATTGTGCTGTATTTTTGCCAAATGTATCCCATCTCGGAAAACATTTTGATGATGAAGATGAAGATGAAGATTTCAAAGATATAACAAAGAATTATAATGATATATATTACTCATTTATTCATAATAAACGTGAATATACAGATGATTATACAGGTAACCCAGAAGTAGAAGATTTTGTGGAAAATGATGTTGATAAAGATGAATAGATTTATGACTTGTTTGATTTGAGAATCATAGTAAAATTTCTTTGTGTTGAAGATATTATTCTATTTTGTGAAATCGCATGAGTGGTTGTGCGCAAATTTATGACATTTATAACATTTTCCAAACCCATTCGCAAGTTTAACATTATCTAAACCACATATAGGACATTGAATTAAATGTGTTTCATTGGCATTATCTGCACATTGACGACAAAATAATTCATGTCCACAATATAAATTATGCACCAAATCCCCAGAGCACTCATCATTTCTCGAACGATGACAGATGATGCAATCATCTCTGGGAACAATAAAACAACGACAGCACCGAGTATTTTTCAATGCAAAATTGACAGATACCACATGTGTTGGATTTATTTGGTCAAATGGGTTTCCTTCAGTATAACATCGACTACAGTGTTGAATTGTTCCAATTTGGGGATGATATGTTAAATAATACATCTCGTGATCATAATGTCCTGTATATGGAGATTTATTTGTATCGTTCAGTACTTGCTCACTTATTGTATCAAATAAGGAAATCCATGTATCCTTGGGAGCGATTGTAATTGTTTGATGTATATGATCGTAATGGACAGTAATTGTCACTGATTCGCACATTTTATTGTGAGTAATAAAATGTATTGTGCATAACGAATTCAATTTTTACTAAAATCTCCACTTTTCACTACAAAATGGATGCACCAGTAAAACCACCAGTAGTAGTAGATAAGAAATAGATACAAACAAAAAGAATTGATTGAAGCAGATTTTCTGCATTATTTGGTGTCAAGAAAACAGAGCACCAAGTATTCGACAATACAAACAACATTGGTCAAACTTCATTCAATATTCACTTGAGGAAGATAAGAAAAAGGAAGAAGAATGTTTGGAACCGCAGCAAGATGAAAGAACCGTTTTGAATTGGAGAAAATCATCAAAGATATGGATTATATGTACCAATCTCAGAAAATATTTTGAAGAAGATGGGATGTTTTCGAGCTGTCATGGCAAGATCATCTTGTTGGGGTGAAGTTGAGCATTTTTACCATAATAATTTGATTTAGATGTTACTTACGCCATTTTTTACCACAATAACAGCATGTAATATGGATAGTCATGGGTTCGTCAGCACTCCGATCCTGTCGTTCAAAATAGACGCACTTATTCCTATGGCAACGACTACACCAAAATAGGTCAGTTGTTGCTTCGGGGTCTTTGGTGAGTTTTTCCAGCTCAGCTTTTTTTTTATCAACTAGTAACCTCCATTTTTCATTGTGCATTTCTTCCGGCGTGAGTTCGACTAGTTGTTCCACAGTGATGGATTCATTATTAATTTTTCCGATTAATTCAGTGTTGTTAATTTCATTATTAACTTTGAGATTTTCTATCATATGGCGTGCATTTGTCATATAAATATTTTTGCATGCATTAAAATCATCACTACGATACAATTTTTCCGCATCCCTTTTTGTTTTATTTCGAATTGCTAACTCTAGTTGATCGACTAATTCGGGTTTAAGTTGTGTTTTATGTAAATTTTCGATGACTTTGTCAATGTATGGGATCATCTGTGCTCCAAAAAAATCATTACTTCTTGTTGGATTAGATTTAATCTTCAAACGTATCATTATTGATTATATGATCATATATGTTATCATACAATAAATATCAATTTTTATCAAAAGATTAATTAATTGTTGAAATAAAAAGATCTTAATTTTTTAACATCCTGAAAAACTTGCCCGATAGACTCCAGGGCGCCCTGTGATCCATTTGAAAAATCAATGAGAACACCCTTGGCATAGAATAATTTTTGGAAACTGTGATGAATTTCCTGGATGCCATATTGGTCTCGGTCCAGTACGACGTCATAATTGATGTGTTTTGCGAGATTGATCATATCACACTCTTGTTCATCAAATAAATAATCTGGATCCTTATTGACCAAATTGATGAGTTGTTTGATATATTGAATTTGAGTTGGTGATAATTTATTTGCTCCAATACGGGATGAGAAGATTTCCGATAGATCATTGCTAGTATATGGTAATAACATTAAATAATTAGTGAATAGATGGTTGAAAGGTATGGTTGTTTGAATGTCACGACTATTCATTACTATGCCACATAGACCAATATGTAATTCGATATATTTGAGAATATTTTCTCTGCCCACGTCGAGATCTTGTGACATTCCCTCAAATATTTGTACATGTTCTAAAATTTGCTCATATGGAATTGGCTCATCCAATGTTACTGTGTGGCCATTGATATGGGTTATGAATCCAACTTGTTCACATATTTTTGAAATTGCATCAAAAATGATTATTTTATTAGAACATTTTGGTCCGATGATTACATAATTCATAAAATTTCGGCAGTCATACGAATGGAATTGTGAAAAGATACAGATTTGAGAGTATAGTGTCCTTCTGATATTTTCGCGTGATTCACCTTTTATTGTGTCAATAATGGTGAGTATTTCATTCAGTGAGCGTTTCAGATTTTCTGGAGTGACATTAGCATTAAATTGTACGATATGTGATTGGATGATATTTACTGCTTGACTACATCCATCTTCCGCGATGAGATTACATAATGATTCATATTTTACTAATCGATCGGTCAGAAGCTTCTTTTTTGATTTTATTAAATTTCCAAGAAACTCATCATTTTGTATTAATGAGTCAATTTGTTGTCGATTTAACAAGTTTGATACCAGTATTTCACCCATAGTATGCGTCAGATTGTACATTGGAGTACTGGTCATATTATTCTCTCTGATGGTAACATATTTTCCTTTATGTAGGAAAAATTTTTTAAAAGTATCATTGATTTGTGTTGGTCCGTAGTCTTGTTTCTGTGATGAAAGTAAAATAAAATCATTGACGATATAATGTGCTAAAAGTTTCATGTCTTTGGCTTGATTGACAAACATATCAGGATTGTTGGTTATTAACAGACCAATATATGGCTGTTGTTGTACAAGTTTTACTGCTTGTAAATATATATGTTTAATAATATTGAACAAAATAATTGGTAAATCTGAGCTGCTATAATCACTCAAATAAATAATGTCATCGAACAAATATTTAATATTTCCGTTTTCCTGCAAGAATTTTTGTGCAGATTTAACATCGTTTGTAACAAAATTAATTGCACATAATTGTCGAAAGTTTCCAACGAAAGAGAGTAGATCCGAAGAAGGGAAATGATCTGAACAAATCATACATTCAATATTCAATGGAGACAACATTTTCTTTACCACATTAGTATTGATCATACCGAGTACAAAATATAAGTTTGCAAACAATTGGTTTATTTCTGCCTTACCTGTTCCGATTTTGCCAATTAATAGATTGACCATCGATAAATCTGCCGAAGTTGAAAAATATATAATCTTTTGGTATACAATTTGATGAATAAAAGCACGAGATTCACACATAAGGTTCATAACTGAATCCAATAGGCTCAGTAGTTGTGTTTTTTTCTTATCGATAACTTCTTGGGAGAATACCATTTGATTCCCAAGTAACGTGAGCCTATCATTAATAGTGATCAGTTGTTTATTGAATTGAATTGTACTGCCATATATGTCGGACAGTTCAAGATACTTATCATGTTTTCTGGTCAAAAGTAATCGTTCGTTGATTAATATACCAGTAATGAAGTGATCATCATTGATGCGTTTCAACATCTCTTCTCTAGATATTTTATGACCATACACCACATCTGTGTATAACTTGTGTTGTTCGGTACCCAATTTGGATATATGATACGTTGTGTTAGACGGTATAATGAGATCAGGTTTCTCTTCAGGGACAATTGGATAGATGATCGCTAACATATCAATATTGTATTGTTTAATATCTGCTGGTGATAAATTTGCTTTACATTTATCCAATAAGACTTTAAATTGTGATTTATTGTCCAAAATAGATTGATGGGTGACTGGATCGATTTGTGGATTTTTAACCCATTCTAAACAATGTTCCTTGGTGTAAATTGTTTCCATATATATGTATATATTATAAATTTAATATATATTAAAATTTACGGACATATTTTATCTATATGGAATATTTAATCCAATTCAATAATGATTTAATCTGTGGAAACATAACTGTGCGAAGTAGTTATGTGGATCAAACAAATGCAACCGTAGGACAACAAGTGCGTTCTAAACCGGCTGATGTGGTAACTGATCTAATTGAGGATAATCAATTGGTTTCGTCAGCCTGTTTGCCGATTGCGAAACAGATTGTTATATTTGAGCGTAGAATCTCTCTACGATTACCAAAAATTGGTGACTTATTTTTGGGATTAGTGCACAATTATGTTATTGATAAGGTCACATTTATTATCAGCAATTATACGGATGAATTCACAGTCGCCGGACAATTACAACAAATCAATAATATGATGTTGTGGAGAATCTCTGAATTACCTATCGTCTTATTGAGTATTGATGATTATGAGAATGTCAATATTAGTATCCAAATCGATATTAATAGTCATTATAATTTACAAAGTGATAACCGGGAAGTATTTAAAGCGTGTTACGGGTATTTTAGTCAATCAATTAAGCATCAATTATTAAATTGTCCGATTTACCATATTCCACTCATTAATAAACAATATTGTTTGGATATTATCTGTGGTATATGGACTGTATCGGAAATTAAAAATGACGCGAACAGTACCTAAAGGTCTTGGTTTTATAAAATCAGATATCTATGATTCTGACTAAATTACATATAAATAATTTGTGATCATCATATATTCATGTCGGAAAACAATACGCCACAGATTGATATTATTATCGACTGTCGTGAGGATAAATTAATCAATGCATTGGAATCTGATTCTTTAAAGAAGGAATGTGGTCATTTGCTGTTTGATGTCAAGCAATTAGATGTTGGTGATATTGTGTACAAAGTTGGGGATCAATTTATCTGTTTGATAGAACGAAAAACTATGGATGATTATGCGAGCTCCATTACTGATAAAAGGACCAAAAACCAATCCTTGCGTATCAGTCAATTGAGAAAAGATGATAGTAATATTCAAATTATATATCTGATTGAGGGACCTTTTATTCACAAGGATTATAAATATCGGAATGGCATTACAAGGGATTCTATGTATAGTTCGATGATTAATCGGGTGGTAAAAGATCATTTTACCATTTATCGGACGGCTGATATTTATGATACAGCTTTAATTGTAACTAAATTATATGATAAACTGCAGGAAACATTAAAAAAAAACAGTATATCAGCTGATGAGAGAATCGAATATTTAAAAACAATTAAATTGGCTAAAAAGGAAAATATGACTCCAGAAAATTGTTATTTGTGTCAGTTGTCACAAATTCCAGGAGTGTCAATTGACGTGGCAAATATTATCTCGACCACATATAAATCGATGACCCAGTTAATTTTAGCATATGAGCGCTTACATGAGATTGATGAGAAACAGATTTTATTGTCAGGCTTAATGATACCAATTGCTAATAATAAGACAAGACGATTGGGAAATGTGTTATCCAATAGAATTTATGAGTATCTGTGCTATATACCTGAAACAAAGATGGAAAAAATTACATTAAAATTGAAAAATATTCCCTAAAAATTGAAAATCTTATTCACAAGTGAAGGTGAATATATCTCATACGAAATGAGTGCTTATGGCGAAGATGGTGAGAAAAAAATATTAAAGATTTATAACCCAACGAATCATTTAATTAGTATGCAAAATATCATTGACATATACAAGATTTGTGGAATAGATTATCAACCGAAGAATTTAAACATTTTTCAGTTGTGTTTGACACACAAATCATACGTGATTATCACTAACCCAGAAATTGAGTATGAACATTTGGACAATTGTGTCGAGTTACAAGCAGAATCCAATGAACGTTTAGAGTATTTAGGTGATTCTGTGATTGGTGGTATCGTATCAACTTATCTATATCACCGTTATTCCAAACAAAATGAAGGTTTTTTGACTAAAATTAAAACTAAATTGGTTCGAACCAATATGTTAGCAAAGTTTAGTTTGTGTATAGGTTTGGATAAACATATAATGATTTCGAAACATGTCGAAGATATGTGTGGTGGACGAACGAATGAAAGAATTATGGAAGATACATTTGAGGCATTTATCGGAGCAATGTTTGAAGATATGTATCAAAATGATGAACATCGATATGGATTGGCAATGCAAATGTGTGCGGATTTTATCATTCAATTAATCGAAGACAACACTGATTTCCGCCCCTTGATCTCTGTGAATGATAATTATAAAGAGTTATTATTACAATATTATCACAAAACGTGGGGCGGAATTCATCCCATATATCATGAAATTGGTGTCGACGGACCAACAAATAAACGGGTATATACAATGGGTGTTAAGCATCCAATAACTGATCAATTAATTGGACAAGGGAAAGATCGTCGAAAAACTGTCGCAGAACAAATGGCTTCTAAAGAGGCATTAATATATTTTGAAAAACATCCACAGGCTCAAGAAGTTGGACATGATGTTAATTATCGTCGCGGGTCTCCTCAACATCAACCAACCACAGTGAAATTAGATCAGAGTAAACCTCTATCATCATCCGATGACGATGATAATCCATATGTAGGAGATTATTAATATAATGTCACGTTCATTATGAATTTCATTTTTAATTACGATTCATTATAGTAATGAATAATCTCAAGTTCAAGTCAGACCAAAATAAATCAATGTTGTTGGGCATTGTGGATGAAATTATAAGAAAAAAATATCAAATTATGCTGAATGATGATTTCAATAAAATTTTTAACGACATCATGGATTACGTCTACAGTCGTTTTGGGAAGAAACCACAGGAATTGACGAACGATGAACATTTTGAAAATATTAACAAGATATGTCTCGATGAAGCAATTAAATATATTGGAGAAAATGTGCCATTTTTCCCAAAAATTGCAAACACTCATCGAAATAATCGAGCGGTCGTGATTAAAGATGATCAACCTGTGGTTCGTCAAGAAAACACCGAGAGGTCCCTTAGTATGGTACCATATAATAATCAGCAAAAATTATTTAGAGGTACTGATGATTTATTAAAACAAATGCAATTCGACCGAAATGGTGGATACAGTCAAATGCAACCTCAATTGAATTTTCAATTGCCAACGCAAACCAATGGTCAACCAACGGCAGAACAAGCACTAATGATGGCACTTGAACAACGATCAAAGGAAGTGCCATATATGAAAACTCCAACATATAAAACATCATCTGGTATGGATATCCAGATGCCAGGGACAGCTCCAAATGTAACAGCGAATGGGCAATTAATGAATGTTTTGCTACAAACACCTATCGCGATGCAAAATCCAGGAATAGTACCCCACTTAATTAATGAAATAATGCAGATGCAACATTTGGTTGATTTAATGAATAAGGATCCATGTACCTTCCAGCAACAAGTAACGAATCCCAGTTTTTTGCAAATGGTTATCACACAAATTAGAAATAAAAATGACCCTAAAATGAAACCAATGAGCTTAAATGATGATGTACCGGCACAAGGAGTCACTGGTACTATCGGATCCACTACGGATGGTGGATCCGTTAACGTGGATTATTTGAAAATGTTTAATATGTATAAAAATGGAGAATTTCCCAATCTTGGAGCTCCAGATGTAAATCAATTAAATGCTATCATTCCGCCATCGGAACAACTAGTAAACAATACTTTGCCTGATTTTGACCAGATCCATTTGCTTGATTATGATTTATCACTGGATTTTCGCACGGATTTGGAAAGTAATGGTGGAAAGAACCAGTATCCATTAAAATTTGTTAAATTTGGTAATATTTCAAAAGTGAAACTGACAGCATGCCTGATTCCAGAAAATGATTTTCTGATGAAAGAGCCATATATCTACATCAAAGTAGATGAGTTGGGCGGTCGGTGTTACACATCAAACCATGATAATACCTTTGGTAAACTAATTTTGCATGAGAACAAAAATGGATACCTACATTATGTTCCAGATAAGGGTTCATGCGTCCAAAATTTTTCACAACCAATGTCCTTCCAAAAATTTACTGTTAGTTTTCTGAATTATAACGGAAAGTATATTAATCTCAAAGAAATTAGCATCATGAAATCGACTAAATTAAAGAAACAAAACAAATTGAAGTTTGTTACCTTATATAAACATAAGTTATCTGTTGGTGATACGATAGATGTTCATATCTATCGTAAAACTGAAATCGATTCATATGAGGTTCAAGTCGAAACAATTGTTGATGATAGTACTTTTACGGTCGATAATGTTTTTGAAACATTGAGTGAACATATGGTAATCCTACGACATTCAATTAATTGCAGCTTCAAATTCAAATTATATGAGATTAATTGGAATTTGTTAACAAAGAAAAATGTTCAAAATGCACAATTAATTAAACTGTCACATTTGGTTAGTGAAAGGAGACAAGAGGTACTCAATAATATCGGGGATGACACAGATATTATTAAATATACGAAAAGTCAAGTTATGCCAATGCCACAATATTCACAAACCGTGCCCGTGAACAATTCAGGGTCAAATGGACTGAATGGACTGAATGGACAGAATGGACAGAATGGACAGAATGGACAGAATGGACTGAATGGACAGAATGGACAGAATGGACTGAATGGACTGAATGGACTGAATGGACTGAATGGACAGAATGGACAGAATGGACCAAACGGACCACATTAAATATTTATTTGACGATTTCGAAACTGGATGATTTAAATACTATCTTATTACCCTGGTGAATAATTTCGGCCAATTCCGGGTCAAAAACTTGTGTTTCAAGTGAGTCTGCATTGTAATAAACCGTGGCAGTAAATATCTGACCTTGTCCTTTGCCTTCACGGGTAATTTTGATTTTTTCCAGTAATGACTCACCATCTTTATCAAGTTTAACACCAAGTTTGAGTCCGTAAGCTTTGACAATAATACATTTAATTTCTTCACTTTCAACAGGGACCAGTAATGGTCCCATTTTTTCTTCACCAACGACAGGTACATACGCATCTACACCTTCTTCTTCTTCAGCAAAAGAGAAACAATTAATTAAGTTACTCTCTGTCCGATTATGTACTAGATTCAGATAGCAATCTATTGCAGAATCTTTCAATAATTGTAAAAATTGCGAATTGAGTTGTAGTTTTCGTTGAGCTATTTCATAAATAGCTTCATCTGTCGATATATTTTCTAATGATGCCTTTTGTGATTCAGACATCGTCATATGATATCTGAAGATATGTACATTCCTCTCTGATGGAGGTAATGCATCATGTGAACAAATACGTCTTGCTCGGCCGATAACTTGTTGAATACGTACATCGTTCCAATAAGGTTCCATAATGTGAACTTGACGCACATTTTTCAGTGTAATGCCTTCTGCTGAGGCAGCTGTACCTAGGAATACTTTACATATCTCACCATGTTTATTTTTAGGATGATTAAAGATCCACCTAATTTTTGATCGAACGACATTATCTTCTTCACCACTATAAATGACAAACCTATTGCTTTTTCGAAAAGTCATAATATTGTTCTCATTGACCTCTGATGGTTTTAGTTCTCGGAAATTGTGGGCTTTCAGCACTTCTGTGAAAATAGTGATACCTTCCATCGTTCTGAATTGTGAATAAACAAAACAGGACCCTTGTGGTTCTTCTTCCATGATATTACGATATATTGCTTCCATTTTTGGTCCATAAGTTGGTAAGTTGGTTGTTAGTGCACCCGTTTCATCTTCACTGAGTTCGTGTAAGGCTTGACCAATGCGTTCAGCATAACTTTGCGTCACTTGAACTTTATCATAAATGAATTGGTCTTCTGCACTACACATACCAACATATTGATCATCAACACAACCACTTACTTTTAAGGTTAGGGCAATTAGTTTATTTCTCTTTTTAGCCGAGTCAGTTTCCCTGAATCGTTCAATGAACTCCTCCAATTTTCTGGGATCACCATTAACCAGTTGGTTCGCTGCATCTTTTTCAGTTTGTGACCATTTATCAGGATCTGGTCCCAGTTTGAATTTGGTCGCTGTTGGGGGTGGTAATGGTCTGACAATTGGTGATGGGAAAACAAAATTTGAGAATTGACGAGAAAAAACTCGGAATGTTGAATTTACATCTTCACTAGAATGATCATGTTCACCTACTTGTGCAAATTTTCTGATTTTCTTCTTTCTGGCTCGTTCAGCTGCTTGTTGTTCCAATTTCATCTCATCTCCACGAATTTTTTGATATTGTTCGAATTGCTGATCACTAAAATGACACAAGGTAATACCCTCCGTTATCATACGTGGGTAAACCTCACCTTCGCCTCCGAAGTAATAAGATGTCAAACCAATTGACCTTCTCATAAAGAGATCAGCATTGATGATTCTATTCTGTGAAGGATCAATGTACAATTTTTCGAAATCATCAATATCTTCGGGGAATGCCGTATGTTTCATACCATCAGTGCCCAACATTTTTCCACGTAAAATATTGAACATGATGCCTAATTCATATGGATGATTAAGCAATGGTGTTGCTGACAAGAATAGGAATTTGCAATCATATACATTCATTAACATTTCATACAAATCACGACCTTTTACACTCTTAAGATTAACCATCATTGAAAGGAAATTATGTACTTCGTCAACAATGACTAAACGGTGAACTAATTGACCACCGATTGCTTCTCGAATCATCGGAACACTTTTTGCTGCATTATAAGTAATTAGATCATACCCTTTGTTGATTCGGTCGTCTAATTGGCTGTCAACTTCTTTCTTTTGACTGGGATCGATGTTGGCCGGTCGTCTGATGTCATCATTACCCCATGTTTTCAATTCCTCCATCCATGTTGGTTTAAGGGTTGCTGGCAATAAAACCAGAACTTTGGTTCCAGCTGCTCTGTACTGTTCAGCAACAGTAATAGCAGTACGCGTTTTTCCTGAGCCTAAATCGTGATCCAGGAGTAAACCTCTATAAGGTTTATTTGGTGCCATAAAATCAGCAATAAACGCCTGATGTGAAAATAATTCTTTTGTGTCTTTACTACCACATTTGTTCACAATATCATCTTTAATTCGATATTTTATGAATCTCTTCCTGATCCAATCAGGAAACTTACGCGAATTGGGTAAAACGTACTTTTCTCTACCATGAATATATACACCTGTCGGATCCCAGGAGTATTCTTCAATTGGTTTCTCCAACCATGTTTTCACAGTAATCTCACCTTCCTCTTCCTCTTCCTCTTCCTCTTCCTCTTCCTCTTCCTCTTCCTCTTCCTCAGACTTTTTCTCTTTCCTCACCAGAGGTTTTTTAGTCACGGGTTTTCTACTTCCGATAGGTTTTTTCTCTTTCTCTTCCTCTTCCTCTTCCTCAGTCTTTTTCTCTTTCCTCACCAGAAGTTTTTTAGTAACGGGTTTTCTACTTCCGATAGGTTTTTTCTCTTTCTCTTTCTCTTTCTCTTTCTCTTTCTCTTCCTCTATTATACGTCTTTTTGGCACAGTTTTTTTGGCAGGTGTTTCATCTTCGCTTTCATCTTTCTTTTTCCCTTTTTTTACTAGGGGTTTTTTACTTTTTAAAGGTAAATCCTTTTCCTCATCGATTTGACTCTTTTGTTTTTTTATTTTAGAAAAAACATTTTCTAGCTGCATACAGAGAGTTTGTTTGTTCATTTTATCTGCTTTATTTTTCGAGATCCCCAAATATTTGACAGCTAATTCGATCAATTCTTCTTTTGAATAAGCATCAGGATATTTTTTAGATTGAAGGGGACCACAGGGTCTCTTATTGACATAGATAAGATCTACTTGCGATGTGGATGTTTTTTTTTGTGCTTTTGTGATCTTCTTTTGAACCTCTTCCTCTTCCTCTTCCTCTGATACAGGTTTAGGTTTCTTCGCTAAAGGTTTTTTCATCGTTACATGTGTTTTACCTTTAACAGGAGGTTTTTCTTCCTCTTCCTCTTCCTCTTCCTCTTCCTCTTCCTCTTCCTCTTCCTCTTCCTCTTCCTCTTCCTCTTCCTCTTCCTCTTCCTCTTCCTCTTCCTCTTCCTCTTCCTCTTCCTCTTCCTCTGATACAGGTTTAGGTTTCTTCGCTAAAGGTTTTTTTATCGTTACATGTGTTTTACCTTTAACAGGAGGTTTTTCTTCCTCTTCCTCTTCCTCTTCCTCTGGTACAGCTTTAGGTTTCTTCGCTAAAGGTTTTTTCATCGTTACAGGTACTTTACCTTTAACAGGAGTTTTTTCTTCCTCTTCCTCTTCCTCTTCCTCTGGTACAGCTGTAGGTTTCTTCGCTAAAGGTTTTTTCATCGTTACAGGTACTTTACCTTTAACAGGAGTTTTTTCTTCCTCTTCCTCTTCCTCTTCCTCTTCCTCTTCCTCTTCCTCTTCCTCTGGTACAGCTGTAGGTTTCTTCGCTAAAGGTTTTTTCATCGTTACAGGTACTTTACCTTTAACAGGAGTTTTTTCTTCCTCTTCCTCTTCCTCTTCCTC